ACGTAAAACATATTGCTAACCGTCTCGTGGCGGTTATGATCGGTTAGTCGAGCGGTAAGACACCACCCTTTCACGGTGGTAACACGAGTTCAAATCTCGTACCGATCATTGTATTGGGATTTAATTCAGTGGTAGAAGACACGGCTTATATCCGGGTTGTCGCGGGTTCGATTCCTGCAATCCCAACGCGTTGTAAAATATTGTTTATGTGACAAGGCTGACGAGTTTTGGTGTAATGAATGATGTTTTTCTTGTGATGGAAGCGTTGTCGACTTAAAAAGCGTGGAAATAGGACGATGAAAGTTCGTTTACGATATATAGAAAATTTTGCAGTGTTCCCATAATGGAATTGGAACCGGTTGCTATCCGGTCGGGCGTTTTTCGCCTTGTAGGTTCGAATCCTACACACTGCGCTTGCCCTAAATAGGGCGTTGATGTGTGGCGGAATGGGTAAACGCTATGAAATGTCTATTGCAAAATGCAATACAGAGAAAGTATTTCTCAGGGACATTATGAGAAAGTAAATCTTTTCTGCGAGGTTCAAATCCTCGCCACATCAATTCCTTATCTCCACTTAGTCGGGTGCTACTGCAATAGTTCCGGTCGATGGGAGACTTATGGATGGTAGCGGTATAATTGGTAACAGAAAACCCCTCCGTGATTAGAAATTGCAGATTTGAAAGCGGTTGGCATGGTTTTGGCTGACAGGGTTCGATTCCCTGTACCGCTATTCGATGATGAAAACATTGTGGAATATTTATATCAAACAAAAGACACGGAATCTCACGAGGATTCCGATTTTTGCTATGATTGAGGTGTGATATGTGTGATTTTTGCAAAAACATAGCAATGGATAATGACGAATATTATGAAAAAAGATACGCTGGTGGAGATTTTATTTTCAAAGACGAAAATGGATTTGGCGTGTTAATCGACACAGGAGACAGCGGTTGTCTTGGATATATAAAAATCAATTATTGCCCTATGTGCGGTAGAAAGTTGGTATAATATGTGTGAATTTTGCGATGGTAAAAAGAAAATCATTGATTGTAAAGGAAATTTAGTCCTTTTTGGAGCTGAAAATAACATGATTTTCGACAATAGCGATGGAAAAGAGGTTGCAGGAGCCGTAAAAATTAATTTTTGCCCTATGTGCGGTAGAAAGTTGGTGGAAGAATGAAAGAAACTATTTTATATATTTCCAAAACGGAAAAAGATATTATTAGTTTTTTAAAATATCTTCAATCAAAACTAGAAGCAGAGCAAAAGGAATGTACCATGGATGAAGAACATAACGTTTTAAAAGTACCAAAATATTACGATATTGTCGGAAAGAGCATTCACGGAAACATGCTTGGTACAGGCTATGGATATTGCAAATATTATTGTTTTTCGGAAGCGTATGATAGAAATAAATACAGCGATGCAGAAAATGAAAAACTTAAAGATATTCTTATGCACACAAGAGAGGGTGCGGAGAGAATATCAGGACTTGATATTTTATGTATGCTAGGGTTAGTTTGAAAGTCGGTGGAATGATGAAGCAGGAAAAAGAAATTTTATGCACATGTATTAATCATGAAAATTGTCCATTAGACCCGGTTAGTTGCGGATGTTCAATAGAAACTACGACTTTTGAAGATGCTTGTATAGGTAAAAGAACATTCATTCCGGGAATCGAATGTGATAAGTGAGGGTGGTTCATATGAAACATCAAAAAGAATGGCGCACTTGTGATCGTTGTGGTGCGGAAATTAAAAAAGGAATACTTTGCGAAAATTCGGTTACAAGAAACGGCGTTTTTAATACCACATACGACTTGTGTTATAAATGTATGGAAGATTTTGAGGAGTTTATGAGAAATGATAGTTAATATGGGAACCAAAACCTATGAAATGAGCCGCAAGCAGGCAAAAGCTATTCTTGGAACGGCTAAGAAACTTGCAAATTGCAACATATACGGCATTGAAAAAGGTAATGTGGTGATTATGCTGAATGAAAAGTATGAGGACGATATGAGCCTTAAAAAAGCCGTAGGGGAGTATAAAAAGAAAGGGTTCAAGGTGCATTGGAAATGAAAACACTAGTTGATTTTATCAAAAATTTGAAATCTTTTTATCAGTTTTATAAAGATTATAAATATACCGGTGCTGAATGTGAGTTTATTATCGAGAATTATCAAGAAGTTTTATGTAGCCGAACAAAAACTATGAGCAAGCCGACATATTATGCAAATTCCGTTATCGGAGAGATGGATAGGTGGTATGAAGATTCTTGGAAATCTATGTATAAATGCAAACCATTTGAGCCGGAAGAAGAAAAAATTATGATAAAATCCGATGGCAAAACCGCACAAGTGTTTATTGACGGCAAAAAAGTAAGCTGCACGGACATGGAGTTGCATTTTATCGCTCATGCAAAGCAAAGTCCAATGATTAAAGTTGATGCACGATGGCATAAAACGGATGAAAACGGAAATGCAATTCTGAATGAGGATAAGACTGCGATATTAACAGATGGTATAAAAATAAATTGTTGAGGGGGCGAGATTATGAAAATATCAGAAATGAATAACTGCATTGAAGAAATGCGAAAATGCTACAATTTTAAAGATGATGAAACAGAAATAAGACTTGGTAGTCAGATAAGAACGTTTGCTTCGGAAGTTTGCATTGCAACAAAGGATGAAAACGGAACAGTGATTGAAATGTCAAGAACAGCGGATAGATTAGAAAAATCCGACACTTGCTTGTGACGAAAGGAGATTTTATGAAGAAGAAAATTATAGCAATTGCATTAGGATTGACATTGTGGTTAGGAATGACCGGATGTACTTGTGAAGGCAGTAAAAATTATGATAATAATTCAAAGCTCGTTTCGATAGAAGGTGAAAATGATTTATATTATTATGCAACTACACATATCGTTTATATAGTATTCAATGAATGTGCAGGAAATTGTGGTTATGGTTATATGTCACCATATTATTCGGAGAACGGTAAGTTATGCACCTATGATACTAATACAAAACAGATAGTTGAAATTGGAGAATAGGACGAAGAAAGTAGTCTTTAAATAATTTCCGAAACACTAAGAGGTGCGTACAATATTGGTGTGCTAAGAATAGCTTTTACTACTGACTACGCATATTACCGGCTACAGATTGATTGTAGTCGCTAACCTAGAAAAATTATAGGCAGAGGTCAAGGCACTTCTGCTTTTTGAGGAGGTGCTTTTTATTTGGCTTCAAAGCAGTTAATCAATGCAGTAAATGGATATGAAAATTACATACAGAGAAAAGGCGTTGATGAACAGGTAATAGATGCCCTTTTGAAAGCGTGCAATGTGGCAATTCGGACGGAAAAAGACGTTGACTACGGATTGGCTATAACCGAAAGAACAAAGGCTTTAATCAACGAATTTACGCAGAAAAATGCGGGTGGTAGCATATGGGAACTTGAACGATATGCGCAGAATCACGACATTAAAGGCGGATACAAACTTGTGGATCAGTTCTATGAAGTCTTGCGATTAGAGAGCTTTTATCGTTTCGAGAGTTTCATCTACTTTATGGAGCGCAAAAGAAATTGGAGTAAACGGTTTTATTATCCACGCCGCAAGACACTGAATATAGTCGCCAACGATCTTGAAGATTTGGAAAACCGAAAGATTAAATTTTACGGATTGTCAATGCCATCGCGTGTCGGTAAATCGACTATCTGTATTTTCTTTCTATCGTGGGTGGCTTTGCGCAGACCAAACAGCCATAGTGCTATGGGCGGTCACTCCGGTATTTTGGCAAAAGGATTTTACAAAGAACTGATGAACCTTTTTACCACGGAAGAATATACATTTGCGGAACTTTTTGCTTATTGGCATCCGGAATACGCAAACGCATCAATTCCGACAGACAAAAGTGCTGATGAATTTACAATTACACTTGGAGATCCGGACAGATTCGCAACCGTAACGTGCCGTGGTATTGACGGAACATGGACAGGAGCGGTCGATGTTTCGAAAGACGGATATTTATATGTCGATGACTTGGTTCGTGATCGAGAGCATTCATTAAGCCCTACTCGAATGGAAAACACATACCAAGAGTACCTAAACAAGATGGTTGACCGTAAAAATGATGGTGCAAGAGAATTGATGGTTGGTACTCTTTGGAATGTTTTAGACCCATTGGAGCGCATGAGAAAGCAATATGAGCATGATCCGCAATACCGATTTCGCAAGATTCCGGCGCTTAATGAAAATGACGAAAGCAATTTCGCGTATGAAATTAACGGATTTTCCACGGAATACTACAGGGATATGCGAGATAAACTTGACAATGCCGAATGGATGGCTAAGTTTATGCAGCAACCATATGTCCGCGAGGGATTGCTTTATACGGATTTGAGACTATTTAACGGAATCTTACCGGACGGAGATTTCCGGCGCATCGGAGTTGTGGACGTTGCATGGGGCGGCGGCGATAGCTTGTCAATGCCGATTGGGGCAGAATATGAAAACGGTGATGTTTATATTTACGATTGGGTATTCAACAAAGGCACAAAAGAGGTAACAATCCCTCTTGTTGTTGGACGAATTATCGGGAATGAGATTAGGCAGACAAGATTTGAGGGGAATACCGGTGGAGATCTGTATTGCCAATATGTAGATGAAAAGTTGCAGGAACAGGACTATAAATGCTCATGCACAAGCAGAAAAGCACCAAACAAGGTTGAAAAGTTATCAAAGATCATAGCATATTCTGGGGATGTTAAGAGAAAATTCATATTTCTTGATACGCACCGCCCGACACAGGATCAAATGAAAAAAGATTCAGATCTTGGAGTAACAAGGTATTACAGAAATGACGAATATCAAGCAGCTATGGATGAACTCTCTATGTTTGTAAGTATTGGTGGTAACGACCACGACGATGCGGCAGACGGTTTAACTCAGCTTGAAATGTTTATAGAAAACCCAAACAATACCGCAAAAGTAGAAGCGGCAGTAAACCCATTTAGGAGGTATTAGGATATGACAACAGACAAATATCTTTCACAGATAAACAGAATTGACCATGCGATTGTAAATAAGATGGAAGAGATCAAAAGGCTATCCGACATGGCAACTTCCATATCCATATTTCTGAAAGAGGTGGATGTGCAATCATCCGGCAATCCTGACAAAATGGGAAACGCGGTATCGAAGATTGTTGATCTGCAGAATGAGATCCAGACACTTGTAGATGAATTGGTTGATAAAAGACGGATTATCATATCGCAAATTGACAGCATGGATAATACAGATGTATATATCGTGCTTTCATCACACTATGTCAATGGAAAAGATTGGAACTTGATCTCTGTTGAGATGAAATATTCCTACAGGAACATTATGAAACTTAGGAAAAGAGCATTGCAGGAGTTTGAAAGACGTTATGGACAGCTTTACTCTGAAAAGAGTGCATAAAAGTACACAATAGTTCACACTCTTTCACAACATTTCCTAAAACTTGCATGGTATACTAAAAGAGTAGAAAAAACAAAATCCTACAACCCCAAAAGCATATAACCCGTAAAAAGCACTGTCAGAAATGGCGGTGTTTTTTATTTACAAGAAAGAGGTTGCTATGAAAAAAGTAACTATATATTGCCCGGATTGTGGAAGAATTGCCGGACATTATGATGGGAGATCTACGATAGATCATCCGTGTAAATGTAAAAAATGCAATCATATTGTGATTTATCGCGTGGCAACAGGCAAAATTGAAACAAAGCCAATACCAAAACGCGCTTGCAGTAGTGGAGTTTTATTTATATGAATACACAGTATTTTCATGACCTTGTAAAAGGCAGATATGGAAGAAAAATTGCATATGCTAACGTAGAACAGATTACGGCAGACAATATCGTAAATGTTGTCGGAAATTGCATTGGTGCATTTTATTTCAACAAGACGGTCATTCGGTATCTGTGGAACTACTACAAGGGCGATCAGCCTGTATTGTACCGAACAAAGGTACAGAATGCGGATATAACCAATAAGGTGTCTGAAAACCATGCCTATGAGATTGTTCAATTCAAGGTTGGTCAGACTTACGGTGAGCCAATTCAGCTTATCAGTAGGAAAGACGATGACCGTATAAACAATGCGGTTGATGAATTTAACGATTATCTGACAGATGCTAATAAGCAGGAAAAGGACATTAAGGCAGGGGAGTGGCAATCAGCAACCGGAACGTCATTTAAGGCGGTACAGATTACAAAAAATGGAGATATACCATTTAGAATTGTTGCACCAACACCAATGAACACTTTTGTTATCTATAGTCGTTCCACAGAAGAACCACTTTTAGCAATCCAAGAGCTTAAGGACGCCGATGGACAGATGTATAAACTCTGCTACACGGATTCATACGAATGCAAGATTGTAAATGGAGAGGTTCGAGATTGGCAATTGCATGGTTTTGGTGGAATCCCGATTGTTGAGTTTCCAAATAACCATGAGCGCATTTCTGATATTGAGCTTGTGATCGGGCTATTGGATGCAATAAATACAATGCAGTCAAACCGAATGGATGGTGTTGAGCAGTTTGTTCAGTTTTGGATAAAGTTTGTAAATTGCGACATTGACCCGGAAACCTTTGAAAAAATGAAGATTTCCCATGCGCTGACGGTAAAATCCAATAATGAGCAGAATAAATCAGATGTTGACATTATGACACAAGAATTGAATCAGACAGAGTGCCAAGTCGCAAAGGATGATTTGTGGGATAATGCACAGTCCATTCTTGCTATACCGACAAGAGAATCGCAAAATTCTGGTGGTGATACACAGGGGGCGGTATCTTTAAGGGCAGGGTGGGACTTCTCTAAAACCAGGGCTAAACAAAAAGACCCGATAATAAAAACATCGGAAAAGAGATTGGCTAAAGTAATATTAAACGTAATAAGAATTAAAGACCATGATTTAGGGCTTACGGCAAGAGATTTTGATGTTCAAATCAACCATAGTCCTCTTGATAATTTATATACAAAAACGCAAGCACTCGATCAAATGTTAAAAGCTGGAATAAATCCAAGAATAGCAGTATCTACTTGTGGATTATGGGGAGATGCCGAAAAAGTATTTATACAATCAAAGCCATATTTCGATGTTTTGTATAAAACAGTAGATATGGTAAAAAAAGAAAATGAGAATACAAAAAAACAAGAACCGACAAGCTAATTCCTATCGGTTCTTGTTTTTACATAATCAGTTAAAATACTAACCATGAGATTGTTAAGAGAGCGAATTTCTTCTTTTGCAATAATCTCAAGAGAAGATTTAAGCTTCTTTTCCATAACAATTGTAGTTTTAACTTTACTTTCTGAAATTTTTCCTTGCGGCATATTATCACCTCTTTTTGTGTAGTATAAATTACCATCAAGTAATTGTCAAGTAACTTGCAAGTTGCTAGCAACTATGATATAATACATGTAAAGGAGATGATTATATGCCAGATAAGAAAATGGCAAGACATGTTACACATGGGTTGACAGGTAAAAGAGTTTATAAAACTTGGGAAAGCATGAAAGCAAGGTGCTACAATCCTAATGATGGGAAGTATGAGAAATACGGTGGGAGAGGGATTAAAGTATGCGAGGAATGGTTAGGGAAAGACGGGGCGAGGAACTTTGCGAAATGGGCTTACGAAAATGGTTTTGATGAAAATAAACACCAAAAAGAACAAAGTATTGACCGGATAGATGTAAATGGTAATTATGAGCCAAATAATTGCAGATTTACAGATGCAAAAATCCAAGCTAATAATAGAACAAATACTATCTTTCTTGAATATCAAGGAAAGACAAAATGCTTACAAGAATGGGCAGATGAAGTAGGAATATCAGAATCAACTATTCGTTGGAGATTGAATAACGGGTATTCAGCAGAAAAGGCACTGACTACCGAAGTAAAGAAAAATTCAAACGCAGGTAAGAGGTATTTGACATACAAAGGAGAAACAAAAACAGTTTCTGAATGGGCGAAGCATCTAGGATTTGACCCTAAAGTATTATATTCAAGAATAAAACGAGGGTGGTCAACAGAAAGAGCTTTAGAAACCCCAACTGGTGCCGACAAGTGGCATAAAACAAAATAATAAATTTGAAGATAAGACAGTCACCGAGTAATCGGCGGCTGTTTTTATTTTATAAATTTAGCACCTATGCGTGAAATAGGAGAAATCACAAGTTGAGCAACCAACGTAAAAAAGCGTAGTGAATCGGAGGTAATCATGACAAGAGAACAGGCAAAACAGAACCTTATCGCTATCGGAGTGGCAGAGCCTACGGATGAACAGGTAAGCAATTATCTGAATCAAGTCAATGGCGAAACAAAGAAAGAGAAAGACAGAGCTGATGGCTACAAGGCTAAAGCTGACACGGCAGATGGTTTACAGAAACAGCTTGACGAATTGCAGGCTGGAAATCTGACAGAGCTTGAAAAGGCAAATAAGGCATTAGACACAGCTAATCAGCAAATTGCAGAATTGCAGAAAAATAATGCTATTAGAGATTTGCGCGAAAAGGCTATGACCGATTTCAAAGTAACCGCAGAACAGGCAAAAGCAATTGTAAAAGAAGATGGCAGCTTTGATACAGCCGAACTTGGAAAGATTATGTCCGAAAAAGAGACCGCCGCAGCGCAAGCCAAGGAACAGGAGATTGCAAATGGCAGTACGAATCCGGGCGGTGGCACGGCTGGCGGAAATAAAGCTGGTGCAGACAATAAGACAAATGCTGAAAAGATAGCAGAAAGCCTTATATCTAATGCGCCTAAGAACAATGACGTTTTATCACATTACATTCAACAATAACAGGAGGTAAGAAATGGCAAAGGAAATGAATATGCAGTATGAAAAGACTTTATACGCAGGAGATGTTCAGATTTTAAAGAGAGAGCCTAATGAAGCAATCCCATTAACACTTGATTTTTCAACGGTAACAGAAAAGGATGCGAATGGAAAGAAGATTGTAAAGGCTGGTACACCGGTAAACAAGTCAGGAGTGGCTGATAATACAGCAACAGCAATCGGAATCTTAAGATTTGATGTAACAGAAGACAGACCACAGGGAGTAGCACTTAAAAAGGCATATCTTAATACAAAGGTAGCGGAAGCACATTCCGGCGTTACATATGACGCAGCAGTTAAGACAGCTCTTCCAATGATTGTATTTGAATAATAACAGGAGGTAAATAGATGTTAATTAATGAAGTATTAGACAGTAAGTCTATTGCATTATCGGCAACAGAAAAAGCTAGTAATCAGATACCTTATCTTGGTTTACAGTGGTTTCCAGAAAGAAAGAAGCAGGGACTTGATTTAAGTTGGATTAAGACACACAAGGGTTTGCCGGTTTCACTTGCGCCATCTAATTTTGACACAATCCCAACTCTTAGAGCTAGAGGCGGATTAAGTAAGGAAAAAACACAGATGGCATTTTTCCGCGAGGGAATGACAGTTGGTGAAGAGGAAATGCTTGAAATCGAGCGTATTCAATCAGAAGACGACCCTTACCTTACAAGTGCTTTATCAAGCGTATATGACGATACTAACAACCTTGTAAGCGGTGCAGAAGTTGTACCGGAGCGTATGAGAATGTCACTTCTTTCTACAAATGCAGGTCATCCGGTAATTGCTATTGTAAGTGATGGCGTTCAGTATGCTTACGATTATGACAAGGATGGTTCATACGCAAAAGACCATTACGCAAAGTTATCCGGCACAAGCATGTGGAGCGATACAGCTAATTCAAAGCCACTTACAGACCTTAACAATGCAAGAAAGAAGTTACAGAAGCAGGGTAAGATTGCTAGATACGCACTTATGAACAGCAATACATTCCAATATCTGCTTGACAATGCACAAATAAGAAACTCAATTCTTGCACAGAACCTTACAGCAACTATTGAGGTTGACGATGATACTGTTATTTCGGTGGTACAGAAGAGGGCGAAGCTCACTATCGTACTTTACGATAAGATGTACATTGATGATGATGGCAAAGAGCAGTACTTCTACCCGGATAACAAGGTTACACTTCTTCCAGAAGGCAGCCTTGGAAGCACTTGGTTTGGCACTACACCGGAAGAAAGAACTGCAAGACAGGTAGCTGATGTTGATGTAACAACATATGGTGTAGGTATTACAGTCGCTACAAAGACAGAGTATGGACCACCTATGAAGATGTCAACATTTGCATCTGAGGTTGTACTTCCATCATACGAGAATATGGATAGCACATTCGTATATGAGGTTCATAGCGAAGAGTAGGGGGTGCAACTATGAAATATCCATATATAGTGATTCATAATGGTAAATGGTACAACGCAGGAGAAGAGGTGCCGGAGAGTAATTCTCCGGTATCTTCCGTTGGGTATACAAAGACCGAAATCAACAGAATGAGTACCGCAGACTTGCAAAAACTTGCCACAGAGCAGGGAATTGAAAACGCAAAAGCGACAAGCGGCGCGGAGCTGAAAGAAATTCTGATTGCAAAATTTAATCTGTAGGAGATCGCTTATGTCATACACACTTGTCGAACAAGTAAAAATTCGTTTACAACAATTTCATATAGAAGAAGTAGAGGACGAAACAACCGGGGAAAAGTCCGATAAAGTTGTGTTTGATGAAAAAGAATGTAATCCTTTGATTGAACAGCTTTTAGAGCAGGCAAGAAAAGAGATTATTAGCAGACGGAACTACCCGGACACATACACGCAAGACCAGATTGACAGTGATGTTAAGAACTATGAAAACATTATGGTCAATTTGGCAGTGTACGACCGGTCACAGGCAGGAGAAGCATACATGGCAAGTTTCTCCGAAAACGGCGTGAGCCGGACATGGAAAGACCGTGAAAGCCTTTTTACCGGAGTGTTTCCGTTTGTAAAAGCAATGTAATTAAAGAAGATTGAGCGTGACCATATTGCCGATGTCGGTAAAATGGTTGCAGGCGGCGCACATTAAGCGGTGGTGGGCAGTGCGCCAAAAGGAGATTCAAATGAAAAGTATTTTGATTCAAACTTATCTTGTGGCACTTCCGATAGTGCTTGGATATATAGTTTGGCTTCTTAAACAGCAAAAGAAAAGCAGGGACGCGAACAGTAAAGGAACAATGCTTCTTTTGCGCGTCCAACTTATTGAATACCATGCAAAGTACACCAGAATCGGAGAAATACCGTCATATGCCTATCAGAACTTTTGCGAGATGTATGATGCGTACCACGCGTTAGGTGGAAACGGAATGGTTACGAAAATGAAACATGAGATTGAAGAGATTCATATAGGGAAAGGAGATAAAAACCATGAGGAATTGGAAGGATTGGACTAAGAAAGCCGGAATCCGAGCAATCAAGACTGTTGCGCAGGCGGCGATTGCCGGAATTGGAACGGCGGCATTTATGGGCGCGGTGGATTGGAAATATGTTCTTTCTGCATCAGTCCTTGCCGGAGTGTTATCGCTTCTGACAAGTGTTGCCGGAATCCCAGAGGAAAACACCAATGCTTGACATTAACAAGCAGGAAATGAAGTATTCGCAATCCGGTCAGAGGGTATTTATCCCACAAACTGACGAAAATGGAAATATTGTCTATGAAGGGTACAAGGATTCCGACGGGAACTTTGTGCCTTATTTAGATTCCGAAGACAACAAGATTCCAAAAGGAGAGGAAGTTGAAGGGTTTTCAGAGCCTACGACATTCCAAGCCAATATCAGCAATAAGTTGTCAGAAGCCCTTGTGAAAGAGTTTGGAATTGATGATAGCACATCATACTGTCAGCTTGTCACGGATAAAGGATATTTGCCACTGAAAGCCGGTGATGTGGTGTGGAAACGTTCGGAAGTCAAACGCACTGATGATGGACTTGTGGATTCAGAAACCGCAGACTACATCGTAAAAGGCGTTGCTGATGAAGGGCTGACTACGGATTTGTTTCTCCTTCGGAAGAATATTAAGTAGGTGATTGTATGAAAAAGAAACCTATTTCAATGACACTATCAACTAAGTCCATACAAGACGCTATAAAGAAATTAGAGCAGTACCGCGATAGTTTACAGGCTAAATGCGATTTACTTGTTTCTAGGCTTGCGCAGGAGGGTCAGACAGTGGCAATAAAACAAATATCGAAATCTCCAATCGGAAACACGATAACGGTAAGGGTAGATAAAGCACCACAGTTAATGACCTCAAACGCGATTCTGATTGCGACCGGAAAAACGGTAACGTCAGAAGATAGAGAACCGTTCTATACTTTGTTGGCGGTAGAGTTTGGAGCTGGTATTTTTTATAACTCCAAAGAGAACCCGAAAGCACCGGAACTTGGATTCGGTGTCGGAACGTATCCGGGGCAAATACACGCTTTTGAAGATGGTTGGTACTATTGGGACGATAAGACCGAAACATGGCGTTATACCCACGGTATCAAAGCCACAATGCCTATGTATAATGCGGAACAACAGATTATTCAACAGTATGTAAAGATTGCAAGGGAGGTATTCGGTGGAAAATGAGTTAAATAGTTGGGCACTTGATTTTGAAGATACCTTATGTTCCCTTTTGAAATCGTACATGGAAAGCAAGGTAAGAGGAATTAATGTGGTGCAAGATGAAGAATCGGGCGGAACTGCAACATTCCCGACGCTTTTAGTCAGACAAATCGGTGGCAAAGAAGCCGGACGAACTAATGAAGCAAAGACAATCAACGCAATTCGCCCAACATTTCAGATAACAATTACAAACAAAGGTTCAAGAAAAGCAACTAAGGACATCGCAGCATATGCGGTGTCTTTTTTTAAACAACAAATGTTTGAGGTATCAGATACAGTCTCAACAATTTCCAAGCAAGTGCGAACGGTTACATTCCGCGCAACTCGCGTAATTGGAAATGTTGAGCATTTAGATCAGCTATAAGCAGAAAGGAAGTAGAAAATATGGCATCAACAAGTTATAAAACGCGTGTCATTGTAAAAGAGCACACGGAAAAACAGGCTGACTTTGCAGGAACATACAATCTTTTGGTTGCGGCTAAGTCAGTCCCAAGCCCTGCATCGCCTCCAAACACTGTTGAATCAACCACAATGGAAGATGATCAGCAGACTTTTGAAAAAGGAATTAAGACTTCTGATTCAAGAGAAATCACAGGAAACCTTGAAAAAGAATATCTTTCAAAGGTGGATGGATATGGAGATAAAAAACTTGATATTATCCATCTGTACGGAACGGACGGTATCGGCGGTGTAGCGAAGTACGCATATGTAGGAACTGCAACAGCCACACCTAACGATGTAGGTGGAAACGATGAAATCCTTGAAATGACGGTAACAGTTATTCCAAGTACAGCATCGGAACTCGTTACCGACAAGCTGAAAGTCGTTGATAACAACGATGGAACATTCACCGTAACAGTGGTGGGGTAAAAAGCCTATCGGACGAGCAATCGACCGCACCGGTAGGCGAGGATGAACGGTCGATAGCAGAACTTGAAGCAATAAGATAAGCAACAATGGGGCGGTGGCAACACTGCCCCTTGCCAATATAGGGCAGAAAGGCAAGGTAAAACATGAAAGTTAAATTAGGTGGAAAAGAATATACAATTCAGTTTGCAACAAGACCATCATTAAAATCACATATCTTACAGGATATTATGAAGACACAGGACATGGAAGATATTTCCTCTATGGAAGATATTCTTCTTGAAACGCTTCCTAAGACACTTCTTGTGGGATTGCAGATGCATCACAATGAAGAATTTGGATATGATTACAAAACAAACGAAGGCTACGATGAGCAGCTTGAGAAGGTGTCCGACATTCTCTATGATGCGATTGATACAAACGAGATTAACTGCATGGATTTATTCGCTGATATGCAGGAGGAAATGATGACAAACGGTTTTTTAGCACAGATGATGGAGTCGTTGGAGAGAGCACAGGCACAGGAGAAGAAAAAGACCCCATCCAAAGCGAAAGCCAAGAATTAACATGGGAATATTACGTTGAGGAAATCCGTCCGTTTTACCTTGTGGTAACGAAAGGCTACGGATTTTCCGTTGATGATATAGATATGATGAATCCAGAGTTGCTTAAGCCTTATGTGGATGCATACAAGGCAGAATGGAAGCAACGCGATGTGGAAATGTATATGTGGTTTGGCAGATATGCAACGTCAGCACTTGTGACCGCAATAGATGCTACATTCGGTAAGGGTAATAGTAAGTACGTGAAAGAAACTTGCTATGATTCCATCGAAAAGCATAATACGGACGATCCCGATGCAGAGATACGAGAAATGCTTAAGGCAGAAGAAGCATGGGCGGCTGAATCAAGGAAATCACATTTACCAAAGCCAAAGATAGTTTAAGAAAAGAGGTATTGCTATGGCAGTAATTATCGGAAGTGCGAGACACGATGAACACGGAAATTGCTATTCTGGTGGAAAAGCCGGAGACCAGACCGGACAGGAAGTGTCTACGCAGAAGTTTTATAACCATTCTAAGGGATGGTACGTGCTAAGGGCGAAGGACGATAGGGTTGCGGAGAAGTTAGCTGAAGCTATGCAGATTGCATCTGACAATAAAAATATCGGCTATGACCAATCGGAACGCTACGGAGTCATTAAGCATGGCATTAACACAAAGGTCAAGACGGAATGCGATTGTTCTTCTCTTGTACGTGCTTGTATTATCTATGCATCCGGTAAGGATGTGGGAGATTTCAATACATCCAATGAACGACCGGTAATTTTGAAATCCGGTTTGTTTGATGATATGGGTTCTTATCATGCAGGGTTTATTCTTCGCAACGGAGATATTCTTGTGACACGCACAAAAGGGCACACAGTTATTGTTGTAAAAGGCGCAAAGAAATGCAAAACCAAGTATTATCCGAAGTATAAGGGAAACTCAAGCTCAATCGTTGAAGCATTAAAAGCGGTTGGGGAAGATGATGTGTCGAAAGAACATCGTGCGGAAATCGCAAAGAAGAACGGATTTTCCAATTTCAAGTTTACATCAGAGGAAAATTCAAAGATGATTTATCTTCTGAAAAAGGGAAAACTGAAAAAGTAATTCAAGGGCGGTAAGGGTCAAATCTTACCGTCTTTTTAACCGGCTATCAATGTGGAAGATAGCCGCTAACCTAAAAAAGTTATAGGAAGTTGGTGGATAAATGGAATTAGAGTCTCTTGAAATAAAAATTCAAGCACAGGCACAACAGGCAAGCGGCCAGATAGATGCGCTTGTGACAAGACTTGGGAGATTATCTTCCGCGCTTTCTGGACTTAGTACCGGGAATCTGAATAGTCTTTCCACAGGGGTAAGCCGACTTGCAGGGGCAATGACGGCAATGCGTGGAATTGATACACGGACTTTTTCTGCGGTTGCAAGAAATGTAAGCAAATTAGGCTCTATCAACAGCAAGCAGATTAATGCTGCGGCTGGTTCTATGCGTCAGATTTCCAATGCATTAAAAGGGATTTCTGGAATGTCGGCATCCGTTAAGGGTCTGACCGACCTTGCATCTGCAATCAAACAGCTTGGCTACCAGAGTTCCACCAAGGCGATTGAAAATATCCCGAAACTTGCCACGGCAATGCGACAGCTTATGTCCGAACTGTCGAAAGCCCCTAGTGTAAGCCGGAATATTATTGACATGACAAATGCATTGGCAAAATTATCACGTACCGGTGGAGCGGCAGGAACAGCGGCAAAAAGCATCACAAGCTCATTTAGCGGATTTAGTTCCGGTGCTTCTGCGGTTACTAAGAAGTCGTTTTCCCTTGCGTCTGCAATCGGAAAAGTGTATGCAACGTATTGGGCTTTATTTCGCGGATTTAGGCTACTTGGAGACGCTATTGACATATCATCCTCACTGACAGAGGTTGAGAACGTTGTAAGGCAGACATTCGGGCAATATGAAAGCCTAATTAACAATTTCGCAAAAACATCAATTGAAAAATTTGGTATGTCCGAATTGTCCGCGAAACAGTTTGCAAGCCGTTTCCAAGCAATGGGAACTGCCCTTGATATTCCGCGGGGGAAAATGGCAGATATGTCTATTCGGTTGACAGAATTAGCCGGAGATATGGCTTCATTCTATGATGTGAGTCAAGAAGATATTGCCAAGAGTTTGCAATCTGTATTTTCCGGTACTACGGCACCTATGCGGCGTTATGGTATCGACTTGACACAGGCAACATTAAAGGAATGGGCGTTAAAGCAAGGACTTGATGCGAACATTTCCTCAATGACGCAGGCTCAAAAAGCTATGTTGCGTTATCAGTATGTGCTTGCGCATACAACCAATATTACCGGAGATTTCGCACGTACAGCAGATACGTGGCATAACCAAATAACCATGCTTAAAGAGAACTTCAAAGCACTTGGAGCGGTTGTTGGTAGTGGTTTAATCAATGCATTTAAGCCGTTTATCAAGGTACTTAACGCGGTTCTGCAAAAGGTTATTTCCTTCGCAGAAATGGTCACAAACGCTTTAGGTTCTATCTTCGGATGGAAGTATGAAGCAAGCAAAGGGGCAGGAATCAGCGGCCTTGCTGATGATATTGGAAGTGCATCTAACGGCATGGACGATTTAAGTAATGCTGCAGGAAGCGCAGGAAAAAACACAGGCGGTATCGCAAAAAATGCCAAGAAAGCAAAAAAGGAAATCCAACAGGCAACGCGTGCATTTGATGAATTAAAGGTTATTTCAAAGCAGAGTAAAGATAATACTTCCGGTTCTGGAAGCGGTGGAAGTGGTGGAAGTGGTGGCGGTTCTGGCTCTGGTGGTGGGGATACCGGAAAACTAGTTCAGACCGACACGATTTTTAAGAAATTCAAAAGCGACATCAAAGACCTTGAAGGACTTGGAAAAGCAATTTCCGGTGCTCTTATAAATGCGATGCGAGGTATCGAGTGGGATGAAGTATATGCCAAAGCATCCGGCTTTGGTAGTGGGCTTGCAAAATTCCTTAATGGACTATTTGAGGGTCAGAAAGGTACAACACTTTTCGGAGAAACCGGAAAACTGATTGCAAATTCATTAAACACGGTGCTTCATGCTTTAGATTCGTTTGGCACAACGTTTAATTGGAAACAATTTGGAAATTCAATCGCAGACGGAATCAACAAGTTTTTCCAAAACTTTGACTTTGCATTATTGGCTCAAACACTTAATTCGTGGGCGCAAGGGGCATTTGATGCGGTCACTACGGCATTAAGTAAAATTTCTTGGAAGGATGTTTGGAAAGGTGTCAAGGAGTTTTTAAGCAACCTAGACGTAAAGACGGTTGCGATTATCATCGGTGCGCTGACAATCAAAAAAATTCTTGGATTGCATCTTGCAAAAACCGCACTTGGAATCATAGGGACTTCCATTTCAAAAGCAATTGCCGGTTCTATTGCGGCAAAACTCGGAGTAGAAATCGGGGCAAACGCAACAATAGGAGAAGTGCTTTCCACAGGATTGTCAAAAAAAATAAGCGGTCTTGGTACGATTGCCGGAAAAATCGGGAAACTGGCGTTGACTGTAGGAGCAATTGTTATTACGGCAGAGGCAGGATTGTCACTCGGAAAAGCAATTGGAAATAAAATAGCCGATGCTACGCAACCGGAAGAAATGAAAAAGTACCGCGTGGACTTTAAGTTTAGTGATTTATTTACTTATTCATTGGATGATTGGAAACAGGGATTTTCCGATTGGTGGAATGATACATGGGGGCCAGGGCTTGCCGCTTGGTGGGAAGATCGAAAGGCAGGAAATACAAAACTTAAAATTCCTTTTACAGATTTTGAGCTTCCATCGGACAATGAAGTGAAAAAAGCTGTTTCTGATTGGTGGGATAAACAAAAGAAAAAGATAGAAAAACGCACAGAAAACGTGATTAAATTCACCGCAGACGTAAAAGATACTTCTTCCAAATGGTGGTCTAATGTCAAAAAATGGTGGGGAGAAAAAGTCGGTAAAGTAAAAGAATTTACTACAGATGTTAAAGACTCCGCTAAAGAATGGTGGAGTAACACTAAAAAATATTGGAGCCAAAAAGTCGGACAAGTTAAGAAGTTTACAACTGCCGTCCAGAATGATGCATCTAAGTGGTGGAGCAATACCAAAAAGTACTGGTCAGAAAAGGTGGGTAAGGTAAAAGAATTTACTACAGGCGTAAAAAATAAAGCCGCAGAATGGTGGTCTAATGTTAAAAAATGGTGGGAAAGCACCATTGCCGGAAAAGAAGTAAAGAAATTTACTGCAAATGTCAAGAAAGCCGGAGGAACATGGTGGAAAGATATAAGCAACGAGTGGAAAGAAAAGGTTATCAATGCAGGAAGAACATTGAAAATCGGCATTTCATTTGCCACAAATGCTTTAAAAAACCTATGGTCTAGTGTATCAACATTCTTTAGCGGCAAAACAGTAAATGTAAAAACAAAAGGCTCTGCGGCTAAGAAAGCCGATGGCGGAGTATTCTCCGGTGGAAGTTGGAAACCGATTAAGAAATACGCAGTCGGTGGATTGCCAAACATGGGGCAGATGTTCGTTGCGAGAGAGGCGGGTCCGGAACTTGTCGGAACGCTTGGCGGTCATACAGCAGTAATGAATAACGACCAGATTGTGCAATCCGTATCAGACGGAGTATATCGAGCAGTGTTGGCGGCAATGAGAGGGCAGAAAACATCATCCGGAAGTCAGCCGGTACAGATTGTGCTTGACGGAAAGGTTATCTTTGACAGCACGCGACAAAGCGCACAAGAGTATTTTAATCGTACCGGAATGTCACCATTTCCGGTATGATCTAGTGACTTTCGCTCTTGTCTGTGGTACAATATATAAAAATCATAGGCAAGGGTGCATTGTTCACCGGAAAGGGGTTACATATGAAAAGGTTTAAAAAATTTTTTGCAGTAGCGGCATTATCGCTTTCAATGCTGACAACAAGCGTAGTAGCGCAGAGCATTGTTGGGGCACAGGAAACTGTGCAGGCGGCAACGATTAAATTGAATTATTCAAATTTATCTTTAAGCGAAGGGCAATCAAGGCAACTTAAGATTAGCGGAACTAAGGCAAGTACAAAATGGTCAAGCTCCAAAAGTAGCGTAGTAAAAGTAACGCAAAAAGGAAAAATTACTGCATTGAAAGAAGGGAGTGCCACCATAACGGCAAAAGTTGGCAGGAAGAAGCTAAAATGTTCTGTTACGGTAAAAAATAACTTCAAAGCAAACGAAGCAAAGAAAAATATTGAGAAAACGGAAAAAATTGTGGGAGATACGCTTTATGTTTTCGTTAAAAGTAATTATAATGTCCCAACAGATGTAAGCGCAAAGTGCACGTTTTATTCTGCGAAAGGATCGGCTGTTGATTATTCAAATGACAGTGTTTCTTTTCTTGAAAAAGGACATACGGCAATACTTGAATTTGATTTGCCAAATGCAAAATATGAGACATATGAGATAGAATACAAATACAGTGAGGGCATGGAGTATTTCTATCATCGCTCTATAATTGGTTCTTTGAGTTTAAGTACGGAATATATAGAAGATGAATATAACCCATATATAATGGCAACCGTTAAAAATACTGCAACATATGATTGCTATTATGCAGATATTGTGACAATTTTTTATGATTCAAACAATGAAATCATAGCGATAGAAGACGATGCAATAAGCGTTGATGCTAAATCGAAAGATACAGTAAAAATAAGTATACCATACGATAGTAGCACATACGAAGATATATCATACGACCATTATGATTCATTTATTTCATATGCGTATCATTTAGGAAAATAAATTACGTGATAAGCCGTGGAAACACGGCTTATTTCAATGCATAAAAAATATAGAAGTCTACTTGACTTCTATATGTACTTGTGATATTATAATCACAGAAGTCAAATAGGCTTCTAATAATTACAAGGAGGTGTGCATGGGAATTAAAACTTTTACGCTTAGGCTTACTGATGAACAACATCAGTACCTAGAAAAAAGATCCAATGAATTAGGCATTACAAAAAATGATTACATTCGGAATCTTATAATGAACGACAGTTTTGTTGACAAGCAGGAAAAGATGATGGATGAAATATCAGAAATCAAAGAAATGCTGAAAAACTTGGAGAAGTAACAAAAAGAGTAGCCGCACGGACTCCCAATCTTTGCGACTACTCAAAAACAAAAGACAACCCGTTTATGGATTGATATAACCATGATATCATTCTTTGTTCGGGTTGGCAACAGAAAACATGGAATAACTAAAAAATAACCATTATGTAGCGATAAAATTATTTTGAAGCATGTTTTCTGTTGCGCACACGGAGTATTAACTTTTACAGAAAGGAGATATTTTGTGAACGAATTAATTCATATTGGAAACAAAGAAATTCGGGTAAAGGAATTTAGAGGTCAGAGAGTTGTAACTTTCAAGGACATTGACATGGTACATGAAAGACCGGACGGAACAGCAAGAAAAAGATTTAACGACAATAAGAAGCGCTTTATTTTAGGAGAAGATTACTTCGTCCGAAATTCGGATGAAGCCAAGGGGGAATTTGGTGTAACCGCTCCGAACGGAATGTACCTTATCACAGAACAGGGTTATCTGATGTTAGTCAAGTCGTTTACGGATGATTTGGCATGGGACGTTCAACGACAGTTAGTGAACCATTATTTCAAACGACAGTCAGAACAAACAGTAATGTATCAGTATCCGGTGTCTCCTTCGGCTATGGAAAGTGCGACAAATGCCGGAAGATTGCTTGAAAGAATAATGAGACGCGAAAGTGCCGCGCCGCATGAAGTTGCTTACGTTGTAAAAAGTTTGTTTAACCAAGCGGGTATACAAATACCGGATTGCGCAGTTAAGGTTCCAGCGTATGAGCAAATTGAATTTCAGTTAAATTCTTTATTGGAATAATTTATCCGAAAAAGTTTTCTTAAAAAGGAGAAAATTTTATGAACACACAAAAGATGGTTATGATACCAACATGGCAGTACGACAAAATGGTTGAGTCTTACGAAAAGGCTTTAGAAGAATTACGGGAAATTAAAGAAAAGATGAAAGAACTTGAAGCGAAAAAAGTTGATTGACACAAAATCAAAAATAGTCTATCCTTATTACTAAGGAAACAACCTTATCCGTGAAGATGCGGATTACTTACTCGAACGCCATACTGTACGAAAGAGGAAACCAATGTGATTTCACAAGTGGCTTCCTCTTTTTTATTCAGATAAAAATGTATGGAGGTAGACACAAATGAAAAAATCACAACTTATGCTTAAGATTCAAAATGGCATTGAGGTATTTGAGAATCCAATATTCGGACAGATCAGAATGGTCATGGTCGATGATGAACCATGGTTTGTTGGAAAGGATATATGCGAAGTATTTGGAGATACGAATTACAGAAGAAGCCTTTCAAATATTGATGATTCTGATAAGGGTGTGTCACAAATTGATACTCCCGGTGGAAAACAAAGAATGACGGTTGTTAATGAAAGCGGTTTGTATTCCTTGCTCTTTCAGATGCAACCACAGAAAGCAAAGGGTGTGTCACAAAACGACTCCCTTATAAACGAAAGAAAAGAAAAACTTCATAAGTTCAAACGTTGGGTAACATCCGAGGTTCTCCCTACAATCCGTAAAACAGGTGGGTATGTCAATAATGATGAATTATTTATTTCTACTTACCTACCATATGCAGATGAAAACACTAAACTGATATTTTCACAGACATTAAAAACTGTTAGAGAGCAGAACGAAACCATTAAAAGACAGCAGAAAGAAATCATCCATAAGGAAGATGTTATTATCGGACTCGTTGATGATATTGACTTGGCAACCAAGAGACAGCGGATAACGCAGATCGTCCGTTTCGGTGCCGATGGAAAGTATCAAGAACGCTATTCGTTGCTTTATGGAGAATTTGAAAGGAAATATCACTGCAACCTTAAATCAAGGATGGAAGGGTGTACACTCAAACCAAAAGTAAGAAACAAGATGGATTATATCGACAGGGAAATGGGAATGATTCCGCAGTTGTACGAAATCGCTTGCAAACTTTTTGAAAACGATGTAGAAAAGCTGAAATCTGAATGGGAATCAGTAGTAGCTTAAAATTTAATCAAATGGATAGCATCTACCAAAACGGTAGGTGCTATTTTTATACCCATTTTTAGGAGGTAAACGATGGGATATGGCGGATATTTAGTAAAGTTTGGGAATTATACCATACCGAACGATTTAATAAAGCAGGACACGTTTAGTTCCTATGTAAATATGCAGGACAAAGACCCTTGGACGGATGAAAACGGATATGAGCATCGTGATGCCGTGGAACTGAAAGCCTTAAAGGTTGAGTTTGAAACCAAAGCCATGCTGACCGAAAAGCAGTTTGATGATTTTTGGAAGAATATTGAAAAGAACTATACCAAGGCAAAGGAGCGCGGCGGCTATATCACGGCATACGTGCCGGAGAAACGCGGATATGTGACACAGTACGGATATATCGCTGATATTCAGCCAACGTTCTATTCTGTGGCACATGGGAAGATTAAGTATGACGCAATCAAATTTTCATTTATAGGTGGTGTATATGATAAATAGCAGTTTGAAAGAAAAGTATTGGGATTCCTCGACAGATAAACAGATGGTCATATCTGTTGTTGGAACGAACCAGAAGATAGACAATTCGATGCTTGAAATCGGTACGTTTGCGCTCGAAGAAAGTCTTTGTTCGGAATCTGAACTAAAGTTTGGAGCGTGCGAAGCAAATTGCGTAAAATTCACAGCACGGAACACCGCAGGAAACATTATTGGAAAGACAATCTCTATCGAAGAAACGATTGACGGAGATAGCCAAAATCCGATGCCATACGGAGTTTTTAAGGTGGCATCCGATGTTCCTACGGCTGACCGTACAAAACGGCAGATTACGGCATATGACGCTATGTATGACATTATCAATACGGATGTAAAGGCTTGGTATGCAGGACTTAGCTTTCCAATGACACTTAGGCAGTTCCGCGATAGCTTTTTTGCGCATCTTGGAATTGCGCAAGTTGAAACAAGCCTTGTCAATGATTCCATGACGGTCAATAAGACGATTGTAGCCACACAGACGGACGATTCAAGCGCGGTCACAGAAGAGTCTGCTATCAGTGGAAAAACGGTTGTGACGGCAATCTGTGAGATTAACGGATGCTTTGGAAATATCAACCGAGAGGGAAAGTTTGAGTATGTCTTTCTGAAAGCAATCACAAGCGCACTTTATCCGGCAGAAGATTTATTTCCGGCAGACAATTTATTTCCGTCTGACGCAAATACAGAGTCCATGACCGGACACTATATCACGTTTGATTACGAGGACTTCCAAAGCAAGGAAATCACACAGCTAGAAATCAAGACAAGCGAAGATAACGCTGGTGCTATTGTTGGAACTGCCGGAAACAACTATTCGATTACAGGAAACTTTCTTGTATCAGACAAGACCGGAGCAGAGCTGGAACAGATTGCAAATAACCTATTGCCGATTATGGCAAAAGCAGCATATACACCGATTAAAAGTTGCACCTGTGTCGGCAATCCATGTCTGACACTTGGCGAACCAATCCGGTTCAATACAACAAGAGAAATTGTTGAAACGTATCTATTGCAACGCACCCTAACCGGAGTACAAAGCAAGAGAGATTCGATTTCCGCACAGGGTACACAGACACACTCTGCAAAGGTTAATTCTATCAGAGACACGATTGAAAGCGTTGAAAGACGTACCGGAAAGTTAGAAAGGAATGCAGACCATCTTCAATCCACGTATGAGGATTTAGAGGAACAGACAAATACCAAGTTTGAGCAGACCGCAAAAAGCATTGTCGCAGAAGTCAATCGTGCGCAAAAGGCAGAGGGTGCATTGGACGCATCCTTGGAATTGAAGTTAGGCAGAGATGAGAACGACCAAGTTATTTCTATGATCAATGCCAGCGCAGACCAGATTATGCTTCGTGGGAACAGGCTCATAGTCGAAAGCAACAACTTCAGACTTGATGGAGCTGGACGAGTAACAATAATCGATTCGCTAAACTTTAATTCGACAGCGCTCGGTGATGACCTTACAATTATTGGGCTTGACGGAAGAGGCAGACCCATGCTGCAAAACATACTCATTGACCTAGGCACTGTAACAGATTCAAACGAGGAAAACTTGGCAACTGAAAGTTATGTTGACAATTCGCTGAGCGACTACGCAACCAAAAGCGAATTGCCAAGTGGGTATTTTACAGATGTAGATTATACACTTAATGATAGCTCTACAACCAAGTATTCGCCCAGACACTTTAATAAAGTGTCTAATTTTGGCTCGAGGGAAAGTACCTTGGATATCGAGGGCCTTTTGATTTCTATTCCGAGTTCCGATAAAAGGCTGAAAAATAATATACAATCATTAAGGGATATTAAAAGCGTTTATATGGCAATGCGACCGGTTGAGTATACATGGAAATCCGGATACATCACGCAGCACACAGGCTTACAGTTTGGTTTAATTGCGCAGGATTTAGAGAAGATTTTGCAGGATGCCGGATTGTCCGATAGCGGACTTGTACTAAAAGAAAATGCCGAAGAGGATGAAAAAGCAATTCACGGAGATTCAAAGACATGGAAAATTGACAAGGAAAATCTCCATGCAATGCACATACAGATGATCCAGATGCAGCAGAAAGAGATTGAACTTTTGAAGCAGAAAAATGAAGAATTGGAACGCAGATTATCCGCGTTAGAAAGGAGTGTGAGCCATGCAGAAAATATATAGTCGTATCAACTGGGAGAATCTTCCCAGCGAAAAAACAGCGGTAAATGAATCTAATCTTAACAAGATGGACTTGGCAGTTGACAATCTGGATGATCGTGTGGTTGCTATGGATGCGTCTAAGGTTGATTTGACAAAGGCAAATGAGCTTGTAAAAGAAATTCTGTGGGATGAATCAAACGGAACACTGACGGTGGTTAAGATGAACGGTTCCAAGGCGGTCATTGATACCAAGTTGGAGAAGCTTGCAGTCAACTTCAAGTATGATCCGGAAAGTCAGCAGTTGGTAATCACGCTTGACGATGGCACGGCGCAGAACGTGGACTTATCCGCGCTGATCACGCAGTATGAGTTCTTAGAGGGTGACGAGATTGCATTTGAGGTCACTTCTGATGGAAAAGTCAAGCCGATGATTAAGGGCGGCTCAATAACTGAGGATAAGTTGCAACCGAATTTCTTGGCGGATATTAAGGTAGAATCTGCCAAGGCGGTAGCATCTGCCAAAAGCGCAAAAGAGTCCGAAACCAAGGCGGTAGCATCCGCCACAGATGCCAAGGACAGCGCAGACCGAGCGCAGGGAATCGAAGACGAGATTAACAAGAAACTCACAATGACAGAATTTGATGTGAATGAGGATGGAGAGTTGATTTACACGGACAATGCGGCATATAACTTTGTCGTTGACAATGACGGGAATTTGAATTGGGAGGTGGCTTAAATGGCTATAGCAGGAAGAGTAGCAATTGTACCAAAGGATGACTATGACGCATCCTTGATTTACAAACGGTTGGATGCAGTAATGCATAACAACACGCTTTACATTGCGAAAAAGGATGTTCCGGCAGGGAAAGTGCCGGGAGCAGATACAAAAGACTATTGGATGAGCGGACCATCCGCAGGAACAAGTAAACCAGCGACAACCACATCTAACGGTCTAATGTCCGCAACCGACAAAAAAGCAATTGAGGTTTTGAAAAAACCGCTGGCTACTTGCGCGACCGGTCGAGCTACGGCGGCTAAAGTTGCAACATTGGCAAACTTTGTATTACAAGTCGGTACGAGCATTGCGGTTAAATTTACGGATACGGTGGGCACAGCAAATCCAACAACCGGGAACCTTACACTTAATGTAAATGGCACCGGGGCGAAAACTATAGGATATGTTCGAAACGGGAATAAGGTGGCTATTTCTTATGTAAGCGGAAATTTCTTCTATAATAATGCGACCCATATATTTACTTATGATGGTACATTTTGGTTGTGCATGGACTGGAATGCTGATAATAACACAACATATTCTAATTTTGTAAAATCAGGTGCTGGTGCGAAAGCCGGTCTAGTTCCTGCACCATCGACTACAGCAGGAACGAGTAAATATCTAAGAGAAGATGGCACATGGCAAACACCACCGGACACGAAAACAAGTGTAGTGAATAATCAGACAACCACGGTTGCCGGATATGCGTTAGACGCACGGCAGGCGAACCCGAATATAGACGGCACGCTGGCCAAGCAGGTAGCTGATTTAAACGGCAGTTTAAAAGGTGTAATAAATACAAAAAATTTTGAAGTAACTGACAAAACCATACTCGAATATATACTTTCTACTCACTCTTTTATTGGGTCGCAAACTTTTACAGCTACTTGTGCTGACAAACCACCTAACAATGCCGAATATAATATATTTTGGTTCGGAAGCAACATGCGGATAACTGTCTTGGCACTAGAATATGCCTTTAATACTTCAAAGTTATATGGAAGAGAGATATTTGGTAATGAATGGCTCACTGGATGGATAGAATTATAATTATAACTTTACCCACTCGCTCCATGTCACATCATGCAGACTACGAATCCACAACTCGTCTTTTCCTTTGAATCCGTACTCTGCTTGATATGCCTGAGATGCTATTTGAGTTAAACGAGGCGCTGAACCACTTCCGTATCCAAATTGTATTACATTCCACCAACCATCAGCATCTGGATACGGAGAATCGGATATTGGATCGCCACCTCCAGCTACGCAATAGACGTGTATTCCAATTGTTAAAGGAACGTCATTAAAAAGCTTAAAAGTTCTTGGAATATAAGAAATATCCAGCATATTGGCATTTAAACTGCCGTTTAAGAAAATATATCGAACAAATATTCGAACGTAACCTATAAACCATTTTTATATATGAAAGGAATTAAAAAACATGGATAAAATTATTTTGAAAGATCAGACCAGCTTTGAAATCGCCGATGGTGCAAGCCTTGGCAACATCCAGATCCAGTCCAAAAATTTTGACGGGATTAAAGCGATCACGGACGCTTTTGCAGAGAACAACCTTGCGGAAGTAACATTTAAACACAATAATGAGGTATCCGGAAAGTACACAGATCTGAAGTGTGATGGGTTTACATACGCACCGAATACGGACGAGGCAGGTAAGGAAGATGGAACCTACACGGTTACTATCAGGCTGCGAACCAAAACTGAAATCGAAAAACGTCTGGATGCACTAGAAGCAGGACAGGTAACATTGCAGCAGGGGCATGAGTCCAACGCCGGAGCAATCGAGGACCTGGCCGGAATGATCGGAGGTGAAGAATAATGGCATGTGTAAACCTTATAAAATTCTATGTGCGCAGAATCACAACAGACAAGAAAATGACGATTGATGAAGTACCGATGCGTTGGCGCGCAAAAGTGCAAGAAGAGATTGAGAAACAGCTTTCTGCTTCTTTGCAATGACATTTTCTGTCGAAACTTGCGACCGAAAAATCTTGAAATCATGCATATTACAGTGATACTATGGACTTGTCCGAAAGGACACTTCAAGTTCTGGCATGGGTGGGGTTTGGCATGGCTCCGCCCATAATTGGGGATTGACTATGCCGAACACACGTTCTATAATATCTGTATCGCTACATAGGGCACATGATTGGGGGGGGGTTGAAGTTGGGAAAAGATTACTACAAAAATGAAATCATTAAACTTATTGAAAAAATAGAAAATGCAGGTACTTTGGAGTACCTGCACTCTTTCATAAAACTTTTTTTGGAGAAGTGGGGATAACTCACTTCTCTTCACTTTTTGATAACATAACATTTATCATGTCTAATATTGTTTCTTTGTCTCTTTGCTCTAGTAAAGAGAATTTCCAAAGCAAATCAACATCTTCTTTAGCTATTGCCGAGTTATCTTTCCTTGTTTTCGGTACATCAAGTCCCATAAGCCAAGCTTCCGAAACGTCCAAAGCCATTCCCAACACAACTAGCTTTTCTTGACTAGGCTCATTTTTCCCAGACACATATTGACTAATATCTGATTTATTCATTTTAACACCATATTTTTTACAATATGGAAGAGATAAGTCTATAATATCGACTTGTTTCAACTTTCTTTCTTTCATTAGCTGTTTAAGCCTAGTAGCTGTGTTTTCTCTCATTTTTAATTTCCTCCTTTCTGTAAACAATATAACACGGTTTGAACAAAAGTTCAACATAAAAAACTTAAAAAGTAAAATTTATTGAACTTTTTATTGACAAAACACATCATGTAGTGCTATTATACAATCAGTTCAAAACATTGAACTAAATATTACGAAAGGAGTTGGGAGATATGGCTTTTAATTATAGCAAATTGAGAGGGCGTATTATTGAAAAATATGGTAGCCAATCTGACTTTGCCAAGGCTTTCGGTTGTTCTGACAGGACTTTATCTCTTAAGATGAATGGCAAAAGACCTTGGAAGCAGACAGAAATATTGTCTGCCATTAAGTTACTCGAATTATCCGAGGAAGATATACAGGACTATTTTTTTACCTTGGAAGTTCAAAGTGTTTAACTTTTTGAAAGGAGCAAATATGGAACACAAACCACAAAAAATTGAAATCAAGCCGAGAAGAGAGGGAGAGCCGCCGTCAAGCATTCATCTTTTTGTAGATGGACATGAAATCAAAGGAATTAGAAAACTTGATTTTTCTGTAGAACCAAACGGTCTTCCACATTTGGTGCTTGATTTACAGGCATTTAATTTGACTGTTGATGCCGTTTGCTTGATATATCAGGAAAAAATCGGGGCAATTAATCTACAGATTGCAGACGAAGAAATTCCCCGAACGTGAGATTTTGAGTCCGGGGAATAATGGTTACATCTTTTCGCCAACAAAAATATTGTTTGACGAAAGGACGGAGCAACTTGATTGACTACAAATATTGCCGTCACGCTTGTATTTGCAATCGTAAGTACCACAGTATTCTTCTGATGATTCAGTAGTTTTGCTTTCTATAACATTGACCTTAACTTGATAATCAGAACGCTGTTGCTCACAATAACCATTTATGATTCTTTGTTTCAAAAGATTTTCACCTCCCTTATTTGATGATAAGGGAATTATACCACAGAAAGGAGTGTGAAAATATGGATAATTTGGTACACATTGGAAATGCAGATATTTCCATCAAAGAGTACAAAGGCAAGAGAGTGGTCACATTTAAGGACATTGACATGGCTCACGAAAGACCAGACGGAACAGCGAGAAAGAGATTTTCGGACAACAGAAAGCATTTTGTTGAGGGCGAAGATTATTTCGTTTTGAAACCGTCAGACCTTGAAAATTCTGGGATGTCCGAATTTCGGACATCTGGAATAACAGAGGTAAATCCAAGAGGAACGGCATTCATTACCGAACAGGGCTATCTGATGTTGGTCAAGTCATTCACGGATGATTTGGCATGGGAAGTGCAAAGAAAATTAGTTTCTTCCTATTTTAATGTACATCAAAGTGTCAACGATCAGTTATCTCCGGAATTGCAAGCATTGCAAGGACTTCTTAATCAAATGGTTCAAAAAGAACTTGCTGACAAGGAAAGAGACAGACAGATTGCCAAGGCACAGAACACAGCACAGAAAGCCATTGAGACAACTGAACATATCAAAGAAGCGGTGAAACCGGTATTTGATAATTGGAGAAATGAAATCAATGCCAAGTTTAACCGGATTCAGAGAAATGCAGATTGTCAATTCAATGTATTGAGGACTGAAATGTATTCAGAACTTGAACGCCGTGCCGGATGCGACTTGAGTAGAAGAATTAGAAACAGACGCGAGCGCATGGCAGAAAGCGGATGCACGAAAACAGAAATCAGCGCATTGAACAAAATGGACATTATTGAGGATGATAAGAAATTGCGTGAAATCTTTTCGAAAATCGTAGCAGAGTATGAAATCAGATATTGCGCATGAAAGGAGGAACAAAAGTGAAAAAACCATCTGTTTCAGATGTTGCATTAGTGGTGTCAATCTTAACTTTGATTTTTGTTGTAATCAATTCTTTTATATGAAATGCGAAATTATGCTCCATATAAAAGCCAAGACTGATACAGTAACCGCAATCCATCCTTTGATATCTGCCTTGCTAGATGTTTTTACTGCGGTTTCAGATTGAGCCTTAGAACTTTCTGCAATTTCTTTTGCTGATTCAGCTTGCATCTTTGCGGATTCGGCAATATCGTGAAGTTCTTTGCTTGTTTGCTCAATAAAAGCGGTTTGTGCTTCTAGCATCTCAATTGGGGATTTGCCATCTTCGTATTTAGGCATTTCGATGTCTGTGACGGATTTGTTGAAAAAATCATCCAATTGTGGACGAGTAGGTATGTAGCGCATATGGAAATCTCCTTAAGTTTTTAAGGAATTATATCATGGAAAGGAAGTGAATTCAATGAGTGAAAAGGAAAAACGCGTTGTCGAAAAACTTCGTGATGCCATTCCGAATATGACAGATTTTCAGAAAGGATATGTTCTTGGAATGGTTGAGAGTTCTGCTTCGAAACATAGTGAGCAGGGCGATGAAAACGAAACACATAATGGAAAGGAGAATTAAAATGAGCAATTTTGAATTTCAGAAAGTTAATTCAAGGGTAATTCGTAGCGGTGACAACTATTTGGCAAAGGTAGACTCTGCGGAAAGTTTTTCAAGCATTTTCGTTGACGAGGAAACAACATATGGAGTTTCTGTAAGAGATGCGCAGATACAGACAGGAGATTCGGCTTACACACCTGCAATGGCTTTTACATATTCCATGGAAGATGGTTCTGTGCGTTTTATAGATGTTGTTGTATGTCCGTTACTCGGAACGTTTGTTTCTGACTGGTACTAAATTATAAAGTGGCAGAAAGGGGCATGAATGAAAAAAGTAATCCAATTCATTATAGGTGCGGTTGCAATGGAGTATTCCTTGGTTGCCGCTTGCTATATGGATAGTGAGGGAGCGGCCGGGAATATGGCGGCTATTAAATTTGTAGCCGGTGCAGTAATTGCGGCAATCATGTACTATTGGTCGGAAGTAGACCGAAAGAGAGCTGAACTTGACAAGCGAATTAAGAGAAAACGCAGAATGAGAGAGGATGCATGGTAGGCGTTGTGTATATAAGTGGTACGAGATGTTCCACGAAAGAAAAGCGTATGCTTGCTGAACTTTTGGCAGGGAAACGAAAGAAACAGAATGATAAAGAGAATTTTGAAAAGGTTCTTGACAGAGAAATGGGAAGGAGAAGCAATGGAGAACAAAATAACACTGATCGGTGATGTTGTATCAGCACCGAGGGAAAGCCATAAATCAAACGGTAAGATTTTTTATAAATTTTTCATCGGAGTTGAAAGAAAAAGCGGTGTTGCAGATATTATTCCGGTACTGTTTGACAAAGAAATCAGCGATACAGAAATCAGCGGAACGGTATGTGTCAAGGGAAAGATAGTTACCCGGCACGTAAAAACAGGGCCAGGAGAAGCCATTCTTATGTATGTTATGGCTGATACAATCACAAAACCAGAGGATGATAGCCATTTGAATGAAGTAAGTCTTGATGGAATCATCGAGGAAAAACAGCTTAGGGAAACGCCACTTGGTCGTAAAATCTGTGATGTGAAACTCAAAAACATAAGAGAAAATGGAAAAGAGGATTTGATTACTTGCATCGTATGGGGAAAGTGTGCAGAATATACAGACTCACTTGCTTTAGGTGATGCAGTGAGTGCATACGGCAGATTGCAGAGCCGGAGATACAAGAAAACGTGTAAAGATGGTCGCGTTGTGGAAAAAGTTACATATGAGTTATCAATAAAAGGAATCGTGGGGGTGTAGAATAATGCGAATGATTTTAAAATCGTTACATGGTGAGAACTTCAAGGGCATCAAGAGCATTGACATTAAATTTGGGGAGAAAAAGACAAAGATTAGCGGACAGAACGCGTCCGGGAAGACAACAATTTTTGATATAGTTTCATGGTTATTTTTTAATAAGAACAGTGCCGGCGAGGAAAAATTCAATGTCAGACCATTGGATAAGGACGGAAAGCGCATTGATAACGTGGAAATCAAGGTTGTTGGTGTTATTGATGTAGATGGTAAGGAAGTAGAACTTTCCAAGGTTCAGAAACAGAATTGGGTTAAGAAGCGCGGAACCGATACCGTTACTTTGCAGGGTAATGTCAATTCATTTGAGATTGACGGTTATCCAAAGAGTGAAGCTGAATTTAAGGCTTATATTTCCGGTTTAGCACAGAGTGAGGAAATGTTTAAGATGCTGACCAATCCGCAGTATTTTTCTTCTCTGAAATGGAAAGAACAGAGAGACATTCTGATGAAACTTGTTGCAGAGGTTTCGGATGTTGAGTTGGCAAAGACAGATGCCAAGTATGCGCCGCTGATTGGAGAATTGGAGAAAGCACCATCTACAGACGATATTCGCGCCAAGTTTTCCAAGGCTTTGAGCGAGTGGAAGAAGAAACAGGCTGAAATCCCGGTGCGTATTGATGAAGCCGAGAAATCCAAGGTTGATGTGGATGTGGCAGAGCAGGAGTTACTAAAAGCCGATTTGGAGCGAAAGATTGAAGCCATTAAATCTTCAATGGCGAAATCTGATGTGCGGATTGATGAAATGCGCAGCGAAGAAATGCATTGTCAGTTTGAAATGTCCGCTATCGCGCAGACCATGAATAACGAACTTTCAAGCAAGAAACGTGAGATTGAAAATCACAAATATGACCACGAACGGAAGTTAGAGGATGCTCGTTCATCTATCAGAAAAGCGCAGGATTCTATTGAAAGTAATAAGAAAACAATTTCTGAACAGACTATTAAGAAAGCTGACCTTGCGAAAAAGTACAAAGAGGAAAAGGAAAAGAAGTTTGATGATTCCAAGTGGGTATTTGACGAATCTACAACGGTTTGTTCATTATGCGGACAAAGATTGCCGGAAGATAAAATAGAGTCTTTAAGAGCCGATTTTTCGCAGAGAAAGGCAGATGCAATCGAGATATTTAATGAAGAACACGCGAAAACGCTTGCCATGATTGTTGACGATGGAAATGCGTGCGCTGAAATGATTAAGAAGCTGACCGAGAATAACAAGGAATTGGAAAACACAATTAACACCTTGAAACTGAATGAAGCGGAAGAAATTGACATTATCAAAGGATTTGACGAACAGATTTCTAAGATTCCGAAATGCGCTGATTATACGCAGAATGCAGAATATGCCAAGTTAAAGGCTAAACAGGACAAGTTGCTTGCTGATATTGCAGAGTTAGAATCCAAGGGTGCAGATAAGGCAGTTGAGGACGCGAAAGCTGATAAAGCAAAATTAAAGAGTCAGCTTGATGAAGTAAATAAGATTATCGCACAGGCGGCTAACAACGTTATGATTGATGACCGAATCGAAACACTTAGAGACGAACAGAAAGAAATCGGGCAGAAAGTTGCAGACCAAGAGCAGATGCTTTACCTCTTGGAAGAGTTTATTCGTTTCAAGCTGAATAGGGTTTCTGAATCCATTAATAGTCATTTTAAGATAGTAAACTTCAAGCTCTTTGAAATGCAGTTAAATGGGGGCATGAAAGATTGCTGTGAGTGTACTGTAAATGGCGTTCCGTATTCGACTTTGAACAGTGGTCACAGAATTGTAGCCGGACTTGATATTATCCGCTCGTTAAGCGAATTGTACGGTGTGAGCGTGCCGATTTTTGTAGATAACGCCGAATCGCTGAATGAGTTCAATGTGCCGGATATGGATGAGCAGTTAATTCTTTTGAGCGTTTCCGAGGACAAACAGTTGAAAGTTGAAGCTATGTGATATGGACTATCCAATAAATGCAAAGGCAATCGAAATTATTGACAAATACATGAAAGCAGGAGAACCGCTTGACCTTGGGACTGAAAGGTTCTGCATGGGAACATTCAAAGCTATGTGCGAAGAAGTATTCCATAAGAAATGCGTTAAGCGTTTGGTGCATAGAAAGGGCGAAGAACCAATGTTTACCAAGTGGGATACGAAATACGATACATATTTTCAAGGCAACACATGGTACTCGTTTTCTTGGTTTAATGGTAGATGCGGTTTTGGGTATCGGTACTTTTTGAGAGCTAGTTGTGAATTATATTTTGAAAAGCGCGCAAGGCAGATAATAAGCCTGTTTCTCTCGAAAAGATACACTAGCATCGAAGATGCAATACTTAAAACGGACTGTTTCTTAGAACTGTGGAATGTATTTGAAAAATGGTTCGATGATAGGAGAAATAAATTCATGGAAAATATGAAAGCGGATATTCAAGAGATTCGGAGTATGTCAGCAAGGAAAACACCGCAGTCACATGGTGGTGTGGCTAATTTGCTTAAGGTTCTGACAAAGACAATGGAAAAGCAAGGTTCTGATATTACAAGCATTGCAAAGGTGCAGTATGCGATATGCGTACAGGCAGGAATCTATATTCCTGACGAGTTTATCAGAGATGTTGCGGTCACATTGGATATGCCAATAGAAAATGAAGAAAGCGAGGGCGTGTAGAATGAGTTACATTGAGATTTTTAAGTTTGATAAAAATGGAGATTCTGAAAGTTTTGGAGAGGTAAGTAACGCATGGCGTGGTTCAATGCGAGTGTGGGACATTTTAGGGAAAAAGTATTGTGGTCATGGGGCATCAATATTTGACATGGGGCAGATGAAAGCTATTTGGAATCTTGTGGATGATAAATCTGTCACGTATGATGAAAAAATCGTCCTGTTTACCACATTCGATAAATATCTTGTTAAGAAAGAAGATATTCCCAAAGTTATTGATGCTTTCCGTAAGTTTGAGGGAAATACAAATCTTAATGAGCAGGCAGATGTACTTGAAAGTTTGTATGAAGAACCGAATTGTATTGCGGTTGGATTTCATCAGAACAGTATAAGTTGTGAGCAGTGGTTTGATTATAACTGTATTCACGATAAAGAACACTTTTGGATATTTGATGAACTTAAAGAAAGCGAGGATGCCGAATGTCGAGAGTAGGTACAAAGAACAACATCACACAGCCTGATGCACGGTGCATGTCATGCAAGCGTTGGAAGAGTGCAAGTAAGGGGTTCTGGGGAAGAGCCGGACATTGTTCTCTTCCGTATTGCGAAAAAGACGCGAGAAATAAAGGAAAGAGAGGGTTTAGAAGATGAAACAGCAGATTACCGAGGAAATGAAAATCCAGAATGAATGGTACAAAGAAGCGAAAAAACAGACTGTGGAAACACTTCCGGAATTTGTAAGGCATTTAACAGAAGACTATTCGCATGATTATGGAACTATTTGCCACGCAGTTGCGGCAGCAGGAATAGCAGCCATGTGCGCGGTTGACAATTCTCCGGCAGGTGGAATTACCGGATTTCAAGCTGGATGCATTATGTGGCAGGTTATTAGACAATGGAACTTTCAGAACAATAAGACAGGGTTGAAAATTATTGATTATGACAAACTTCTTTATCCGCAGTATAAAGCTTCTTTTATATCTATAAGCAGTAAAATTTGGGAATCTGTCAAGAAAGAAGCTCAAAACAAAATTAACCAGAATAACGATGAAGTGGAAAAATGGAAGGTTGCTCATGATAAATGGGTTATTGATATGGAGAAGTTTAAAGTAGACGTTGTGGAATGGCAGAAACAGCATCAGGAATACCCGACATATGAGGACAATCCAAAATTCTATGAGCATATTGGCTTTGGAACCGAGAAGGAATGGGATGAGGAAAATAAGAAACAGGAGAGCGGATTTATGTTTGCTCCAACGGAACCATGCAATCCAAGTGCTAGTCCAAATGTTATTACACATTGGCAATCTATTGTTAATGGAAACGTTCCATTTGGTTTGAAAATTGAGGAGGGATGATAAATGCAGTATATCAAAGCGAAATTTCCTAACAGCACCAGAAGCTATGTGTATCGCACCGAGGATTCCGTAAAAGCTGGTGACACGGTTGTAAATGCCAAGGGCGCAAAGCTGACCGTTACGGATGAAACCGTGGATATGAAGTGGGTGGATACCTACGGTGCTGATAAGATGGCAGTTGTGAAAAAGTATGAAGAAAGCGAGGGATGTGCATGAAACTGATCAGCAATGCAAAGTTTGGAGAACCGGTGGAAAGTGGAACGATTTTCAGAACTCAAGGCCACGGAATCGACATTTGCATACATAAAATTTGCGGTTGCGGAGATACGTGGTATCTTAATTGCAACGAATTGGGAATTGATAATCTACAGCTCAAAAGCGAAAATCTTTTCCGATGCGTGGATGAAGCAAAGGAAATTCTCAAGAAACAATTAGAACTTTTAAATGAGCGGTTCAATAATTTTTATGAAGATAACGATGTTAAGATTTTAAGATATTAAGAAAGTGAGGAATAATTATGGCAGAGAACACAGAATTAGTAAAGGCAGAAGAAAAGACAGAGGTTGCAACACACAATAACAAGGTTACCGATTACAGCCTTGGGATTTTTGGAACATCTGATAATTTCATTATGGCTATGCAGATGGCAAAGGCGTTAGCCGAGTCAACAATAGTTCCGCAGACGTATCAGAAAAATCCATCTAACTGTTTGATTGCCATTGAGCAGGCGCAGAGAATGTGCATCAGCCCGCTTATGGTTATGCAGAACCTTTTTCTGATACAGGGCAAGCCAAGCTGGAGCAGTAAGTTTTTGATCGCGTCTATCAACGCCAGCAACAAATTCGACATGGAGTTGCAGTACGACGAAACCAAGGACAAGAACGGAAAACCTTATTCTTGCACTGCGTGGACTATGAAAAATGGTCGAAGAATTGAGGGCATGGAAGTTAATATGCAGATGGCAGATGATGAAGGTTGGACGAAGAAGAACGGCAGCAAGTGGAAAACAATGCCGCAGTTAATGCTTCGTTATAGAGCAGCATCATTTTTCTCTAGCCTTAATTGCCCGGAGCTGACAATGGGACTTTATACCAAGGAAGAAATCGAGGATGGCGATTTCAAGGAATATCCGATGGAAGATTTGCAAGAGCAAGTCAAGCGTGATATTACGGAGAACGCCAACAGTGAGCCATTTGTTACGGCGGAACCTTGTTCAACCGAAAGTGCAGCAGTTGAGCCGGAGAAAGTAGCCGGAGAAGTCGTTGAGAATGACGAGAACGTACCGGACTTTATGAAAGATTAGGGAGGTTTTTATGAGAGTTATATCGCAGGACGGAACCCTTGATATGCCATATGAAGAGGTGATTATTCAGAGATTCAGGTCAAGAATTTATTTCCTGAACAAAAACTTAATAGGTGTTGAGTCGCTTAATGAAGACATGCAAATTGCTGAATATTCCACTGAAGAAAAAGCAAAGAAAGCCATGGAAATGCTTAGAATTGCGTATGAAAATAATGAATTTTATCACCATACTGCCAATTCAAAATTCTTTACGGAAGTTTGCCAAGTGTCAAGCAACGAAATGTTTAAGAAAAGTACAACAGAATATTTTCAGTTTTCTGCAGAGGAAGAATTGGAGTAGGAGGAGTTTTTATGTATGCTGAAATGAGCGATATTCTCAACGAGCGTATAATTGGAGAGTACTCAATAGAGAAATTTAGCATCAAAGAAGGAGATGTGTACTCAATGGTTCATGGAATATCTCCAGGAAAATACGTAAGACTTTGCCACAAGATGGAAGTCGTCATGTCTGACACAGATATGGAGAAAAGGACGAATGCAAAGTTTGTAGCAAATGCACATGGAAACGTGCTTATTGGTGGGTTAGGAATCGGCATGATTTTGTTGGAAATACAAGATAAAAGCAATGTTGACAGAATTGTTGTTGTAGAGAAGTCGAAAGAAGTTATCGACTTGGTAAAAGACCAACTCCCATTAAACGATAAAGTTGAAATTGTAAATGCAGACGTATGGGAATATACGCCATCGTGCAAATTTAATACCATTTATTTGGATATCTGGAACTATATTAACACAGATGTTTATAGAGATTCCATGAAGCCACTGATTTCAAGATACAGAAAATTTCTTGTAACCAAAGAAGTAGATAATAAAAGGTTTATTGATTGTTGGTGCAGATTGGAAGCGAAGAATGGGGTAAGAATATGATACTTAGAGTTTTGGGTTCAAGTAGTTCCGGCAACTCATACGCCTTAATTTCCGACAATGGAGAAATTCTTGCCATCGAAGCCGGATGCAAATTCATGGACCTTAAGAAGATGATTGATTGGAAAATCTCTGATGTGGTCGGTTGCATTGTAAGCCACGAACACGGAGACCATGCGCGATACATAAAAGATTTCATGAAATCCGGCATTCCGGTTTATACGGCATTTGAAACGCAGACCGCGCTTGAAACCATTACAGGAGAACGTACAATAGCCATTCCACCACGCAGAGCACGGCAAATCGGCAGTTTTACAGTAACACCCTTCAATGTACCGCATGACACGGAAATCGAGTGCTACGGCTATTTAATCGAGCATGAGGAAATGGGTAAACTGTTATTCTTGACCGACTTGGAATATTGCAAGTATGACTTTTCCGGCATAAAGGTTGAGCATATCATGGTTGAAGCCAATTATAGCATGGATTTGGTAGACCGGAATGAGCCAAATTATGAACACCGTTTGCGAGGCCATATGAGCCTTGATACGGCGCTTAAATTTATTCAGACAAACGACAACCCAGCTTTACGGAATGTCGTATTAATACACTTATCGGACACAAGCGGAGATCCCGCGTTATTCCTACAACGAACGAAAGAAAAAATTGAATATGGAGCAAATGTTTATGTTGCAGAAAAAGGACTAGAGGTTGATATGAACCTTTGTCCGTTCTGAAAGGAGAAAAGATGAAATTATACATTTACAGATTTTGGGGCGATAAATTTTCTTGTAGAGAAGTAGACGTAGAAGAAAAGCCAAAAACGTATATCATTACTGAAGAATCGGAATTTGAATATAAAGGACAGAGAATCCGCAAGGACGAAATTGGTGTGTTAAGCGGTTGCAACAGGGATATGGTCATTCTGACGGAGAAAGACAAGAAAAAGCTGTTGGAATGCTTATTAGCAGGCAGAGCACTATTGTTGAGAGTTGCCGAGTACGTCTTGAATATGAAGAGAAAAAACTTGAGACCATCAAAGCGGAACTTGAAAAAGAATAATTAGGTTGAAACACCTTGGCGAAAGCCTAAAAGAAACTATCTTGCTTGGCGAATAGTTATCACAAACCTTATTGAAAGCCATGTTTTGGCGGTGCGTTTACCGTGCCGCCCTTACAAAAGATTGGAGGTAAAAATTGAAATTATGTGAATACTGTATGGCTGAATTTGAGCCGAAGCGACCAGATCAAAAATACTGCAGACCCAAATGTGCAAAAAGATACGCACAGTTTAAGAATTTTAAAAAGGCTGGAAGAATTGTGTATAAAAGAATATGCCCGAAATGCGGCAGACTGCTTATGACGATGGATGAACGCAAAGTTGATTGCCAAGACTGCATCGGCAATGAAGTTAAAGAACGATTGAGAAAGCCAAAGAAAAAGAATGATGTAATCAAGACTGTGAACCACATGGCACGTGCCGCAGGGATGAGTTACGGAAAGTTTGTGGCTAAAATGAGCATGAAGCCATTGGAGAGGAAGTGATTGGGGTGGATTATAAGAAATTTAGACAGGCAAAAGCCATCGAAGCCAAAAATAAACAGAAGTGGCTTGCGTTGAATCCGAAACTGAATGATGAAAGCGGAATATACTTCTTACTTCGTGAGGATGAAAATGGTTTCCGGTATGCGTATATCGGGCAGGCACTGCATATAATCAGCAGATTGTGTAGCCACCTTACAGGCTATGAACAACACATAGACCTTAGTTTGCGGAAGCATAAGTTGTACAACGAGAGCGACAATCCTTATGGTTGGCGAGTTGAATTTCTGAATTTCTCAGAGAGCCAGCTTGATAAAAAGGAGAAATATTACATCAAGTTATATGCAGATAAAGGCTATCAATTGCGTAATGTCAGTTTGGGCGGTCAAGGAGAAAATCGCGCAAGTGGTTCAATCGGAGAAAGAAAAGTGGTCAAAGGTTATATGCGGGGCGTACAACAAGGCAAAAAGACTCTTGCTAAGGAATTATCGCATATTGCTGAAAAGCACCTTGAAATCCGATTGAAGCCGGAGAAACAGGGTAACAAGGTTTCTGAAAAACAGTATGAGAAGTTTATGGCTTTGATTTCTGAAAATACATATGAGGAGAGTGATTAAATGGCAGAAGTCAAGTGGATTAAGATCACAACAGATGTCTTTGATGATGAAAAGATTCTGCTGATTGAAAGTATGCCGAGTGCGGACAGCATCATTACGATTTGGTTCAAACTTCTTATTCTTGCCGGAAAACAGAATAACAACGGTGTGTTTATGATGAGCAACAAATTGCCGTTCACGGATGAAATGCTTGCCACCATTTTCCGCAGAGATTTGAACACGGTAAGGCTTGCGCTTAAGACCTTTGAAGAATTTGGAATGATTGAAGTTGTTGACAATGTGATAACGATTCCGAATTGGAATAAGCATCAAACACTTGACGCTTATGAGAAGAAAAAGGAACGTGACAGGCTATATCAGCAGAATCGGAGAAAGAAGCAGAAGAACCTGATTGAGCAAAAATCGCCCGATAAATGGTCTGATGTCGCTGTTTCAGATAAAGAAGAAGAAAAAGAAGAAGATAAAGATAAAGAAAATATAAAAGAAAATTCGCTGTCGACCGATTCTGGAGATTTGTTTGATTTTGATGATGCATGGAAAAAGACTTTTAACATATACCCCAAGAAAACAGCGTACAGTGCCTCTAAAACAGCTTGGATGGATAAAGTGCTAGAAGTTATCGAAGAGAACCAACCGGACATTGCACGGCTGTTATACAAAGCCACAGAAGCATATTTGAGTGACTATCAAGAAAAGAATCCAGACGATACGGATTTTCGGTACATTCCAAAATATGTTGATTGGCTGAAAAATGATTGCGACTATTGGTTGCAGATTGCGGAGAAACGAGGTGATTGCAATTGACAGAAGCAGAATTTGGAGTAATTGGGTGTGTACTGATTGACAATGATGTGCTAAATAGCATCTGGCGGACGCTGAAACCGGAAATGTTTAGTTCGGATTTCGCGCAGGACACATACAAGGAAATGCTTGCCATGTATGACCGGAATGAAAGCATTGACCCAATGTCTTTATCAATGGCACTTGAGAATCACAAACACACCCAGGAACAGATTAGTGAATTGATGAAATCCTGTATTACCGGAACAATCACTTCAACTATGGTTAAAAGCTATGCCGATGCGGTTGCGAAAGAATACAAAGCAAGAACGGTTCGGGAAATGTATCAGAAATCCAGCTTAAAGCCATGTGACATTGATGATACAATCAGCGATCTTCTTACAAAACTTGAACATTTGCAAGAGGGAAAAGAAGTAAAGCTAAAGCCAATTAAGGAGATTGTTGGTGAGAATAAGGACAAGTATTTCAACGAAAGTGTTGGAGAGGGCGGTATAAAAATCGGGTTATCGCAACTTGATGATGCACTTGGCGATCTTGAACGAGGTGATGTAACAGTAATTGCTGCAAGACCGGCAGTCGGAAAATCCGCACTCACAACGCAGATTATTGGAAATATGGCAAAAAGGGGACTTAAGGTCGCATATTTCAATTTGGAGATGAGCGATAAACAGGTGTATGAACGATTTATTTCAAGACTTGCGGAAATCGGCTTAACGAGAATCAGAAGGGCAAAAGCGTTTCTTGGCGATGAGCAGGAAAAATTTAACCAAGCAAATGAAGAAATGAGCGATTATCAATTATGGATTGCATCCGGGACTGTATCCCCGAGAGAGATAAAGTCAGAATGCAGACACCAAAACTTTGACGTTATCGTTGTTGACTATCTGCAATTGCTTATGCCGGATAACAGATATTCGGGAAGAAACGAAGAAGTAGCATCAATTTCAAGAGGTTTAAAATCTGTTGCAAGAGACTTAAATACACACGTGATAGCACTTTCACAGATAACAAGAGCTTCCGAAAGCAGAGACACAAAAGAACCTACCATGGCAGAGTTGAGGGAATCCGGGGCAATCGAACAGGATGCGTCAAACATAATTATGCTGTGGAATCTGTCAGACAATGACAAGGGAGCCAAGGGTGTAAAAATCGAGAAGAACAGGCAGGGAATGACAATGCGTGAAGCAATGGAGTTTGATGGAGATCACATGAAGTTTGTTGAAATCGAAAAACCGCTTGATGATGTTGTTGCAGAAATCAAAAAGAAAGAGCGCGGCGACGGATTCAAGTCGTATGACGGCGATTGTCCGTTTTAGAGGTAGCAGCTATGGCAAGTGCAAAAATCGAAAAGGGTTCGGAAGAATGGCAAGTATTTATGGATTATTGGCAATTCATTCAGAAATACTATTCCCCGGACAACTCTGATTCTTGGTGGGATGAAGTTGTAAAAGCCGGAGAATCATTGATAGACAAATACAAAGGAATGGAGATTGAAGAACGTGCAAGACAGCTTGTATTGAGTCACTTTGCATGGTTGGAAATCACATACAGAAAGGAGAAGTCAAAGAAATGAGCAATGCGTTGAGACGGAATAAAAAGCCAACATTTTACACAAAACAGGAAATGCGGATTATCGGGCGAAATGATTTTGAAAAGAGAAATGCTGATAAGGTTATATCAAAATCATACAAAGATTTTGTCGTGATTGGGTACATAATTTTGCATGACAAATTCGGCTTCGGACAGGCAAGAATCATCCGGTTGCAGGATTTTTTGAAATCCTACTTAGATGAAGCAGCATCCGGTGGAAATACCGGAAAGGACTTGGCTGTTTACCTGAAAGACAAATACGGAATCGACATCAAAGAGGAAGTCGGGAAAATTCCACAGAGACAGTTAATGAACCTGTATGCAAAGAAAGGTTTCTGCATCGAGCGTGAAGCATACAGGCTTTCCAGCGCATCTTTGTTTAACTATTTTGCGCTGACACTTACGATTCTGAAAAAGGAGTTTAAGATAACAGCGAAACAGTTGCAATATTTCTTGGAAAAATTCATCGACTACATTGACACACTGGATAATTACAAGCAGTTTCAGTTGACGGTGCCGATGATAGCGCAGAGTTTAGCAGATGAGATTAAGTTTATATGTGATTTGGAGGTTTAATATGACGAATAAAGAAAAATACGGAAATGAGATTATAGAACTTGCGACAAACACAGCAGTGTTTGGATTAAAAAATGGAAAGCCTGCAATTTGCGAAGAAATTAAATGTGAAGAGTGTGATTTTTATGAATCAGATTCGTGCAAAGGAAGTACGTATAATTTCCGCGAATGGCTTAATTCAGAATATGTTGAGCCACCTGTTGATTGGACTAAAGTTCCGGTCGATACGCCGATTTTGGTAAGAGATAGCGAAAAAAATTCGTGGGAAAAAAGATATTTTGCAAAATACGAGAACGGAATAGTGTACGCATGGGGATACGGAGCAACATCTTGGAGTGCGCGCGGAAGTGGCGATATAAGCGATTGGAAATTCGCAAAGCTGGCGGAAAGTGAGGAATAGACATGGAGAGATTGACAGAGCGAACAGCGCTTGGAATCTTAGTAAAAGAGAATTACGAGAAAGAATCCTTAAAAACCTTGTATTCGTGCTATGGCGAAAAGCCTAATTCATATTATTCCAACTGTGAAGAAGGTTATTGCGCAATGGAGAAGCTGGCGGATTACGAGGATGCAGAGGAGCAGGGATTACTTCTGCGGTTGCCGTGTGGAATTGGCTCAGATGTATATATAATTCCTAGCAAAATCAATTATGAATTAAATATTTTAAGTCTGCACCCGGAGAACAACAAAGTTTATCATCAGAAAGTAGCCTTGATTACTTTTACAGAAAAAGGATGGTACATGGAGTGTGATAAGGATCGAGAATATGCAACAGACCGAATCCTGTCAGAAAAAATGTACAAGGAAACCTGGTTTTTATCACAAGAGGAAGCCGAAGCCAAGCTGAAAGAAATGAGAGGTGGAGAGAATGGATAAATTTCTTAAAAGCGTAAGCGAGCGTGACTTTGATAGAAGAATATCGGAAGTTGTTGAAATGCTTGAAGAAAAACAACTCTACGGAACTATCAGTTTGATAAAAGATTTGAAATATTACCTTGACTTAGCTACAAAAGAAAAGGCGCACACTTGTAACTGTCAGCACAACAGCAATTCAAGAGATAATGAGCCTTGTTGCAGATGCGATAGCAAAGTTTCAGAAAATGATGATACAAAAAACAAAGTTACATCTCTGGAAATTATCGTAAGGATGATAGACAACAAGCCGTATTACGAAATCAAGTACAAAAAAGTCGGCGAAGATTATTACCATGTAGGTTACAGTTCATTCAATATTGATAATGTATTGAAATGGCGTGATGAGTGTTTTGAACTTGTTGATGTGAAAGCGACCAATGCCGACAGGATAAGGAATATGTCGGATGAAGAAATGGCGAAACGTATTGCAAGCAGTTCAAACTTTAATTGTTCTGATTATTGTGATAGCTTTTCAGATGGGTGTGCTTTCAGATGCAATACGAAAGAAAGAAAGTTGGCATTAGTGTTAAATTGGCTTCAATCAGAAGCAGAATAGGAGAGAATATGGAAGATAGATATTTGTTCAAGGCAAAGAGACTTGACGATGGAGAATGGGTGCAAGGTAATCTTATTCAAAGCTGTGATGCAACAGATGGATGGGAATCAATTATAATCCCTGTCAAGAATAGTAATATGTTTACAAAACATATTGGACATGGTTACGGAAACCTTGGATTTGAAAATTGGTACAGAGTTAACCCATCCACCATCTGCCGATGCACAGAACGTGAGGACAAGAACGGCAAACTGATCTGGGAGAATGATATTGTAAAAATAAATAATAGCAAGGTGAATACGCTTATAACATTTAGAGATTTTGAAATTATATGTACAATTCCTAACGAAAAATATTATAAGCATAGGCTTGAATATGATACTGAATATGAAATTGTCGGAAACGTATTTGACAATCCGGAATTGTTGGAAAGTGAGGGGTAATATGACAGAGAGTGAAGCAATTAAGATATTGAAGAAAGACAGTTGTTATGAATGCTCACAAGGCACAGACAGCCCGTTTAATTGTGAATATGTGGGATGCAGAGTTGCAAAAGCTACTAGAGTAGCAATCAAGGCGCTGGAAGAAGTTCAGCAGTACCGCGCAATCGGCACACCGGAAGAATGCCGGGCGGCTGTGAAGAAACAGAATGCCAACAAGGAATTGGAAAGTCACGATGAAAAAACACATTCTTAAATGCTGTATAAGCCTTATGCAGGAAATGGTTAATGAGTTTGCAGAGTGGTACAGATGGCAACATGGAGAGGATGCGATTGAGGAACTTGACAAGGAAGAGAGGTTTTGTTTTAGAAAATCATACTTCCGCATTGTACAGGAACTGTTTCTTTTAGGCACAAACCACTCCGGCGGTACATCTACCAGAGCGAAGCGTGAGCAGTTAAGTGTTGATAGTGCAGAAGAAATTGAATTTGATTGGAGTGATGAAGAATGATGTTTCAATCGTACATAAATTTCTTTCTACTAATACTTATAGCCATTAGGTTAGATATTCTAACAGAATTTGGAGTTAAGCTTTTTTGCATTCTGTCAGTTGTAGGGATGATTGGACATGAGATTTTTGATTATTTGAAAAGAGGAGATAAAAAACGATGAAGCTGATTGGTGCAGATGCACTAAAAGAATATTGCATGAATGCAAGTAAATCTGATGATGATTTTAGGAGAGTAAGTTTGGCAACATTGGCGAGCGTGATAGATGCACAGCCGACCGCCTACGATGTGGACAAAGTTGTGGCGCAGTTGGAGGAATATCGCGAAGAGATGGAGCAGTTTAAGTGCGACGGAATGTTGTCAGATATGATCGAGGTTGTAAAGGCAGGTGGGGTCGAGTGACAAGCGCAGAATTATGCAAAATGTGTACAGAGTATTCCATTCACTCAAAATGTGAGTACAAAAAATCGTGTAAATTGCAGAAGATTTTGACGGAAAACAAAGATCTGAAAGCAAAAAATAAAGAACTTAAAGCGAAAGTTGAAGAGTTAGAAGTTGAAAAATCATGGCGTGATTCTCCGGACATGATGGGAAAGTGAGGTGGAGCAGATGGCAATTAAACCAATTTTATTTAATACCGAGATGGTTCGGGCAATTTTGGACGGACGGAAGAGCTGTACCAGAAGAATTGTGAAACCGCAACAGTTCATAGGGATGTTGCCGGATAAATGCAAAAATGGAGCACCTGAAGAATTCTTGAAAGAAAAGAAACTCATGTTCAAGCCATACTGCGATATGACAGATATAGAACTGATAAATACTGCATACAAAGCTTCATATCAGCCGGGCGATATACTTTATGTCCGGGAAACATGGAGCGAAGGATATGAAGAGGGAACATATATTTACAGGGCTAGTGATAAGCTGGCAGACCTGCCTACATTTAAGGAATCATCAAAACTGATATACCATCCGTCCATTCACATGCCAAAAGAAGCTGCGCGGATCTGGCTTAAGATTACGAATGTGAGAGTGGAGCGGTTGCAGGACATTGACGAGGATGGAGTGTGGAATGAAGGTTTTAGATTTACGCCGCCATGCTTAACCAGAGTATCAGCAGATGGACATACTTGTGATTTAGATGGTCCGTGTACGAGCCACATTAAATATTGCGATATGACTATGGGAGAGCTGTTTGGCAGGGAATTATGGGACAAAACCATTAAGAAATCAGACCTTGACCGCTACGGCTGGGATGCGAATCCTTATGTTTTCGTGATAGAATTTGTGAAAATTGATAAGCCGGAGGAAATACAAAATGCATGATACGCCACATTCAGAAGAGAGTAAAAAGAAAATGAGTGATTCTCATAAAGGAATTGTCAATAACGCAAGGAGAAGAAAAAACTATTGTAAAAGACGGTATTACATTATATCAATGCGGAATATGCAAAGAGTTTAAACTGTATGAGGAATTTTATAAGAATAAGCGGACGATTCTTGGAATTACGCCAGAATGTAAGAAATGCCATTGCAAAGAAAGCATAAGAACGAGAAATAAGGATACTGCAAGAGAAAATAATCAAAGGTATATGGAACGTGCGAGGAAAGCGGATATTGAAAAATTCAGAGAGCGTGACCGTAATCGTGAAAGAGAAAAAGATGAAAAGTATGTAGCAAGGAGAAAATTAAATAATGCTGTAAAACGTGGTAATGTTGTAAAACCAGAATTTTGTGAGGAATGCGGTAGAAAAGTAAGATTGACTGCACATCATGATGACTATTCAAAACCTTTAGACGTTATATGGCTATGCTATAAATGTCATGGGAAAAAGCATAGAAAAGATTGATTGTGGGTGTGGGTTATCGAATTTGAGCCGTGTGAGAAACCGGAAGGAGTGTGAAACATGAGTAAAAGCAGAGCCAGTAAAATGAACGGCTATCGTAGCATGGTAAGCCGTCAGAAAAATGATGTTTTTAAGTTTAAGCCTAAGAAGAAAAAGAAAGGGTGATTCGAAATGAATTTACTTGAACACTATGTAACAAATATAACTCACGAAGAACCGATTGAAAAGAATGGAATGTTGCTTTTCAAGGTTGTATGTGATGTTGATTGCTATGGTAACAAAGAGATTCAGAAAGAAGTTTTGCTTTCAGAAGATGATTATGCAGAAGCTAAAAGTAAGGGCTATTATTTAGCCTAAAAAGAAAGAGGGTGATGTAGAATGAAGATTTTAGGAGGAAAGCAGATGGAAAATAAACATACAATGTCAGACCTATATCAGATGCAGTCACTTCCGCTTTCTGCAAAAATAAGCATGACTGCACGTAGAATAAATGAATGGGTTAATGAATTTGGCGAAGATGGAGTGTACCTGTCATTTAGCGGTGGCAAGGATAGCACAGTTTTAGGGCACATAATCAGAGAGGTTTGCGGATATAAAAATATTCCTTTTGTGTTCGTAGATGTTCCGACACAATATCCAGAGTTGAAGAAGTTTGCACAGACATTCGATAATCTTGTGATTTTAAAACCTAAGATTTCATTTGCAGAAGTTTGTGAAAAGTATGGGTTTCCAATGATTAGCAAGGAAGTGTCAAATTGCGTAAGCGGTGCGAGAAAATATGTTAAATACCTTGACAGTCAAAAATCTAACAACACAATCTTAACAGACAGACAGACAGACAGACAGACAGACAGACGGTTCCGTATGCTTGCTATATGGCAGACCTGTTAGGAATAGACAGGAGAATAAACAAGCAAAACGAACAGTACAAGAGTTTGCAGATGGGGGTTATCCCTAGCGGTTCAGAATATAGGTTACGCAGACTGAATGGAGAACTGACAGATAGTAAAGGCAATTATAGTCAGTTTGATCAAGAAAAATATAAATTCTTTCTTGATGCACCATTTGAAATAAGCGACTTATGTTGTGACATTATGAAGAAAAAGCCTGCGCACGATTACGAAAAGAAAACAGGCAGAAAGCCTATTATAGCGACTATGGCAAGCGAAAGTGTTATGCGTACGCAAAAATGGCTACAGGACGGCTGTAATGCTTTTAATGTAACAAGACCACATAGCAATCCTATGGCATTTTGGACTGAACAAGATGTGTTGCTTTATATTAAAGAGAATGCGAAAAGTATGATTGAAGTAAGAATGAGCGATGACAAGATGTTTTACGGAAATAGGATTGCATACAAGAAAACAGGAGCGAGTGTCGAAAATACAGAATTTTATTTTCCAATATGTTCCGTTTATGGCGATGTGGTCACAGATTATGAAGCTATGGGGCAATGCGAAAATCAGATGTCATTTGCGGATTTTGGAATTTTTGATAAGGAAAGACCATTGCTGAAAACAACAGGATGCCAAAGAACAGGTTGTGTACTGTGCGGATTCGGATGTCACTTAGAGAAAGAAAGCAGATTTTTAAGGCTGAAAGAAACACACCCTAAATTCCATAATCTGCTTTACATCTTAAAAAACAATGGCGTGACATACGCAGAAGCTATTGATTGGGTTAATGAACACGGAAATATGAACATTAAATATTAATTAAATCTTAGGAGAAATGGCTTATGAAATTTACAAAATTCATTAAGCCAGAACTTGAACAAATCAAAGAAAATGCCAATTTCACGGAAGAAGAGGAGAGGATTTTCTCTCTTCTCTGCCGTGGTTTTTCACAAAAGCAAATATCCACAAAAGAAAATCTATCACTAAGAACGATAGAGTACAGAGTGAGAGATATAAAAGATAAAATAGAAAGAACGGGGGTATTTGATTGGATGAAAAAGAACTGTTGAAATATGCCGTTGATAGTGGTATTCTCGACATAGCACTTGTGCAGAAACAAGTCACTATGCAAAAGAGAGAAAAATTACTCAACAAAAATCCCTATAAAATCTATCAAGGAAAGGATGAGAACTGGTACTCATATCTGCCGGATGAAGTTAAGGGCAGACGTAAAATCAAGGCAAAGCGCAGAGAAGCGGTCGAGCAGAAGATCATTTACTATTGGAAAGAAAGAGAGGATGACCCTACAGTAGAGGAAATCTTCAACCGTTGGATTTCGCAAAAGCTGGAACTTGAAGAAATCAGCAGGGCAACCTATGACAGATACTTAATGGACTTTCAGAGATACTTTGATGGCATCAAGGATAAGAGAATCAAAAGTGTAGACGAATGCGAGCTTGAAACGTTTATACGAAATAGCATCCATGATTTCAACATGACTTCCAAGGCATTCTCAAACTTCCGAACGCTGATTTACGGAATCTTTAAGTATGCCAAACGGAAGAAGTATGTCAAGTTTTCCATTACATACACGCTGAAAGACATGGATATATCGCCAAAAGCGTTTAAGCACGTAGTCCGGCAGGCAAAAGACCAAGTATATATGCCGGATGAAAAGGAACGCATGGAGATGTACTTAAGGAATCACTTGGATATCGTAAACCTTGGATTGCTATTCATGTTTAAGACAGGGGTACGTGTCGGGGAATTGTCGGCATTAAAGCGGAAAGATGTTGAAAACTACACGGTTGCTATCAATTCTACAGAAACACGCTATCGTGATGATGATGGTTTTCACTATGAAGTCAAAGACTTTCCGAAATCAGAAGCTGGATTGCGATTTGCCATATTACCGGATAAGTACAAATGGATTCTTGATGAAGTACGAAAGAGAAATCCCTTCGGGGAATATCTATTTGAGAGAGACGGAGAACGGTTGAAATCCTACAACTTTCGTGAACGTTTGCGGTATATCTGCGAACATGAACTGCGAATGAAAGTGAAATCTCCACACAAAATCCGAAAGACATACGGAAGCATTCTTCTTGACGGAAAAGTGAAAGAGTCCACAATCCTTGATACTATGGGGCATACAGACATTAGTTGCACAAAAGATCATTATTATTTTGACCGCACCGGAATTGAGGAAAAGAGACAGGAACTTGACTTAATCGAAGCATTATGAGTCCCTAGTACTCAAAGGTACTCAAAGAAAAATTGAAAGAATGGCTATTTTAAGCCGTTTCAATGCAATTACTTTAGGGTTCGATTCCCGTACGGACTGTTTTAAAAGTCGCATAAACACTGTGTTTGCGGCGTCTTAAAAAAATTGGTACTCAAAATGGTACTCAAAAAACTGAACACAAAAGAAAGGAGTCTGCACAAGTGCTTTAGATTCTTTTCTGTAAATGGTAGGCTTGGAACGCTTTGGGCGTTCTTTTTTTATGCGGTTTTTCTGCTTATTTTTTGCGGAAGAACCGTATTTTTTTATGCAAAAATATAAGCATAGGAGGGATGCGGAATGTTATTTACGGATGAAATTCTTGAAAAAATCTTAACAAGAGAAGATGTGTCAAAGGTTCCGCTTGTGTATCAGTCAGCAATGATTCACGCAATCAAGGAAGTATTGGAGGAAGAGAATGTATCAGATGCAAAATCAGAATATGGCATTTAATCCAAACCCAAGCTATGCCGCATATCAGTACAACCCAATGCAGAGGTTTCAACAGCCAGAGCCACAGATTCCGCAGATGCAACCGCAGTTTCTTGGAATCCAAGGAAAAGTGGTGCAGTCGGAGTCAGCAATCATGGCGAATGATGTACCTATGGATGGAAGCGTTGCATTTTTCCCGATGCAGGACATGAGCGCAATCGTAGCGAAACAATGGGATGCCAATGGAACAATCAGAAAGACCGTTTACAAGCCTTTTAATGAGCAGATGGCAGATTCTTCGAATGATGATAAAAGAATCGAAATAGGGCTATCTGATGATGCGACAAAGGCTATTACTGACAAATTAGATTGCTTGTTTGGAAAGATGGAAGAGTTGGAAGATAAGTTATCTTCGCAAACGCAAAGAAAATCTTCACGAACACAAAAGGAGAGTGAGTCTTAATGAATCCTATGCAGATGTTACAGGGAATGAAAAACCCACAGCAGTTTTTACAACAAATGATGGGGAATAACAGCGTAATGAACAACCCTATGGCTAGAAATGCTATGCAGATGGCACAAAAGGGAGATTCCAAGGGCATTGAGCAGATGGCTAGGAATTTGTGCAAAGAAAAGGGAATTGACGCAGACAAGGCTTTTGAATCGTTTAAAAGTCAATTAGGAATGTGATACTAATTCTTGCAAGATTATGTATATAAAAAATGAATTATGGAGGTAAATTCTATGTTTAACACAGGTAATTGTGCATCCGTTCCGCTTGTTGCGAACATTGACGGAAACGGAAATAACAATGGATGGGGCGCAGAAGGCTCATGGTTATGGTTCATTATCGTTATCTTCGCTATTTTCGGATGGGGTGGATTCGGTAACGGATTCGGAGGAAACGGAATGAATGGTGGTGTCGGAAGTGAAATCCAGCGCGGATTTGATAATCAGGCGGTTGTGTCAAAACTTGATGGCATTACAAACGGACTTTGTGACGGATTCTATGCAGTGCAAACCGGCATGAATGGCATCAACACAAACATTTTGCAGACCGGATTCGGCATTCAGCAGGCTATCAACGCTGATACAGTCGCTAACATGCAGAATACAAACGCATTACAGTCACAGCTTGCTAACTGCTGCTGTGAAACAAGAGAAGCTATCCAAGGCGTAAACTACAACATGGCAACTAACACTTGCGCGTTGCAGAACACCATGAACAGCAACACGAGAGACATTATCGACAGTCAGAATGCAGGAACACGCGCTATTCTTGATTATCTCTGCAATGAGAAAATTTCTAGCTTACAGGCAGAAAATAACGACCTTCGCAGAGCAGCTTCACAGGATCGTCAGAGCGCACTGCTTACAACTCAGATGGCGGCTCAGACACAGCAGATTATCAACGCGGTAAATCCGTCTGCTATTCCGGCATATGTTGTACCTAACCCAAATGCTTATGCATATGGATGCGGATGCAACACAGGATGTGGCTGCTAAAACTAAATAATTGAGTATCTTAATTGAGTTTAACTCGATCATGTCTGCTATGCAGTATTACTTATAACCAAAGGGCAGACTATAATGTTTGCCCTTATTTTTATGGAAGAGAGGTAAAAATAATGGAAGTAACAGGAATTGCATTACAAACCGTTGCCGCTGGAGAAGATGTTGCATTTACAGAAACGGCAGTAAACGGAACAAAATGTATCGTACACAGACAGGGAAGTGGAATTATCAAGCTAAGAGGTATCACCAATCAGTGCAAAGCTAGATTTTTGGTATCGTATTCCGGCAACATTCAGATTCCGACAGGCGGCACAGTTGGAGAGATTTCGCTTGCCATTGCAGTAGACGGAGAGCCTTTACAGTCAACAAAGATGATCGTGACCCCTGCGGCAGTTGAGAATTTCTTTAATGTATCAGCACAAGCATATGTTGATGTGCCATGCGGTTGTTGCAGTACCGTAGCCGTGCAGAATGCGTCCACACAGGCTATCGAGGTTCAGAACAGTAATTTGATTGCAGTAAGGGAGGCTTGATATTATGCATAAGTTTGCGAAACAGATTATGGATTGCGTGAAAGCCCACGTTGACGGCATTGGAATTGAGAATTTTGAGGGACAAAACCTTGATGATCTCAAGGATTGGACGGAGATTGCAAAGAATATCGTATGCTTTGACAAGGACTATAACATTGTTGAAGCTATGAAAAATTCCGAAGATGAAGAAATCATGCGCATGGTGGAAGAATTTGGGGATTATCCGGTAAGAAGATACTACAATGAGTACCGGTACTCAAATGGCAGATTCGCACCGAAAGGGCGTGGAACACGCAGAGGATATGTAGAACCACCGTATTATCATCAGATGCCAGAAGATTACCACGAATGGGAGAGAATGCCGGAATACGACCGAATGAGAGACCTTGACAGAATGAGTATGGGAAAGATGTATTATTCAGAGCCTATGAGCGGAAATAATGGCATGAGTACCGGTACTCACGATGCAAGAGAGGGCAGAGCCGGTATGAGCCGGAGAAGCTACATGGAAACAAAGGAAATGCATAACGGAAATTCACCGGAAGATAAGGACGCAAAGATGAAAGAACTTGAAAAGTACATGAAATCACTTTCGGAAGATGTGACAGAACTGTTTTCCGGTATGTCCCCAGAAGAGAAACAGTTGACCAAGACAAAGTTGACTACGCTTGTCACGAAAATGTAATAGAGAGGGCATTTTGCCCTCTTTGTTTGCGAGGTGGTAAATTGTTCACGATAAACAATGAAATGTGGAATTTGGTCAAAGTATCGCGTTACAGCGATATGCTACAGAGAAGTGATGGAAGCAGAACGGTAGGCATGACCGATAGAGACACGAAAACGATATATCTTGCGGATGATCTACGCGGAAAATTCCTTGACCGCGTACTATGCCACGAATTATGTCATGCGTTTTGTCTTTCGTATAATGTATACATGGATATTGATAAAGAGGAAATTGTAGCAGACTTCTTGACTACATACGGAAGAGAAGTGTTTGAAATAGCAGACAGACTATTGATTGAACTTATGGAGGTTGTTGCATAATGGATAAAATTTCAGAACTCTTACAGTACGTGCACCGGACGAATCCGGAAATGACCAGGGAAAAGCTGATAGAAGAGTTGAGCAAAAGCGACTATGCGGCGCGGTCTTTGATTTTCACGAAAGAAAATTTCGTTGCGCTAGGGCAAAAATAAATCCGGCGGTTTGAATCGCCGCCGGAATTGTGTCAGACTTTCGGAATGTAAGAACCTTTCATTATTTCTATAGCGAGTTTCGCGCCTTCCGTCATGTAAAAATCATTATTCTTTGCACAGCAACTAAAAAGCAGTTCCTCAAACTCTGAATATAAATTTTCACTTAATAACCCTTTTAGCTTCTCTGTTAAGGGAGAGAAGTATTCAACAAAGGCATTTCCGGTTTCATTGTCAAGCTGACTTGAACATACAATTTTGATAAATTCATCCATTTTAATATTCTCCTTTCAATTCTATTCGTTTGGTAACAAGTCTGTTTTGCCATTTGTAAGGAACTTTGCGCAACACGCGAATCCTGCAATAAAAGCCGCTTCTTGAATGTCGCAAACACCATCCCTTATCTTATCGCTAATGTCGTTATACAGTTTTTCGCTCAACACATCCTTAAGACTGTCAACCGAATCATACATCTTGTAGCAAGCAGAATTGATAATTCTCACACTCTTTGAATTGTTTACATCGTTTGTGTCTAAAAAGTTTTCATAAGCAATTTTTAATAATTCTTCCATAATTGTTTCTCTCCATTTCTGTTTTGTGTTTTTCTTGATGAATATACAGTAACATATATAAGTTGAATATTCAACCGACAATATAACCAAAATATATAAGTTGAATTCGTGTGGCTATTGTGAATATTATATAAGTTGAATATATGATTATACGCATAGCTGATTATATAACTTGAATATTGACATATTTAACGATAATTGATAATATGTTTATATAAATTGAATATTAAAAGAGGTGAGACAATGGCAAAAACTCCAGAGTATACAAAGAAAGCTATTCAGAATTACAATAACAAGTTTGACAGAATAGCAGTTAATTTACCAAAGGGGACAAAAAACAGGATAAAAGTATTGACCGGAAAAAGTTGTAATGCTTATGTTTCTGAATTGGTTGTAAAAGATTTAGACAGCTTAGAAAATAAGTAATTTGTTGGTAAAACGGAAATGATTTGTTCAAAAACTAAAGAGAAAGGAGAAAGCAATGGAGGAATTAGAAAAATTGGAAATTCCAGCAATCAAAGTTTGGGATTCTCAAAGGGTTGTAACTTTTAATGATATAGACAGAGTACATCAAAGACCTAACGGAACGGCAAAGCGTAGTTTTAAACAAAATAGAAAACATTTTATTTTGAACGAAGATTACTTTGAATTAACAAGAAAAGAGTTCGGGACGAATTTCGTCCCTAATTCCGAACCGTTAAAAGGGAACCCGAATTTGAAAGTCTTTTTATTTACAGAAACAGGATATTTAATGCTTGTAAAGTCATTCCATGATGATTTGTCTTGGAAAGTGCAAAGAAGACTTGTAAGCTCATATTTCAATTGTGGAAAGTTGCAAAACGAAGTGATAAATCGAAGTGATGTACCGCAACCGCATGAAGGTCATTATCCATCGTTGGCTAACACTTGGATGAAAGACCATGAACCTCTATTTAAGCAGATTTGTAGTGCCTATGGGATCAGCAGAAAGGAACTGTACCACAAGATATTGTTGGATATTGGGGATGATTATAATGTTGATGATTATAGAGTTTTCTATAAGCGCGATACCGGACACGCGCCAGAGTATATCATGGAGGTTGTATCGTTTTATCCAGAATTAAGGGAAGCGGCAGAAACTATCATACAGATACACATGAATAGAGTTAGAAGGTACCCAAAAGAGTATTTAGGGCATATATATAACAGATAAAAGATAATTCACAAACAAAGGGTAGCTTTTCCGGCTACCTTTTTCTTTTTGCCATATCCAAAAATAAACAACGCACCCGGGCATATCTTACAAAATCTCCGAAAAATCGTAAACGAACTATAAAACTTTTCTTAAATTTTTATAAACAAGGCTAGTTGTATTGAGTCTTTGATAAGCCACAAAATGATAGAATAGTATCAGTTTTTGGTAAAAATCGTCTGACATAACACGACACAATCGTCTGACGTCGCTTTTTCAGAACTATGTTTCTCTTTCTCTCTCTTTTTCTTAATCTTTTAGATTAATAATAATACACTGTATCTAAAGTCTATAGGTTTATATTTAAGTTATATCCGCATACGCGCGCGGCGTAAGTATATAATATCACCGTAAAAAAATAAGGCTTGACTTTAAACCCGGAAATAGTGTATACCAAAAGCAGAGAGAAATAAAACGGATTGGAGGTGTGAATATATGCAGGATGTAGAGAGCGTAGATCTTACAAGCCTTATAGTGGATCTAGGTACAGTACAGATATACACATCAACTGTACAGGATTTAATAGACAACGCTTGTATAGAATTTCACATCGAAGATTTACTAAAAGCTGGACAGAGACAATGGAAAGCTGTTATGCAGTATGTTGGTATGCATTTATTCCCGGATACATCGGTACTAAAAGACAAGAGCTTGAAACCTCTTGGTAATGCAACGATACCGACTAACTGCAATAGATACGACAGAGAGGTGTTATATAAACTTTGTGACTATTATATATATATATCCAATGTCTACAGTAAGCTGGTAAGTACAGTAGCATTCAGTTATTTTTGTAATATACCTACAAACACAATGGATATATGGAGTACAGAAGAACCAAGTTCGTTGGCTTTCAAGATGTGGCAAAAATTACAACGATCTCGCAAGGATTGCATACTTGATAGAGCGTATGACTCCAACAGCCCAGTGGGTACTATGTTCGTAGGAAATAACGAATTCGGCATGAATCAGCCGGGAATTGGAGATAATGCCACCCAAAGAAGGGCAATTACAGCGCAGGAGCTGCCAAGGCTGGACGAGAAAAAGAGCCAAGAATTGCACGCGATTGATACACAATTCACGGATGCAACGGCAAATAACACGGTTTAAATTGTGTGTGATTATTCTACAATTCACAAATGCAGTAATACCAAGGGTTGTAGCGCTTCAACTATTCGTGAACTATTCGGAAAAGTTAGGTTTTGCGAATAGTTGCAAGGGTAAGACATGAATTGTATTAAAACAATTTGATTTTCACACAATGACAACAGAACGAAATGGAAAATATTTTAGATTTCCATGTTTTCAGAAAAAGGATGGGGAGGGGGTCTGGCAGAAAGACCACCGGGCGGCTACTAAGTCCATTAAATACCTCAAAAAATAAAAAGCCTTATTCAAGCAAAGGAGCATACATGAATCCACTGAAAATTACAGAGCCAATAGATTCTACAGACTCAGAGGAATTTCAAGAAGAGGTAAATAGAATGATAAAGTCTCTATCCGAGTCTTACGAGGTAGTAGACATTAAATATTCTACACACGTATTCAATGGCTGTAAGAAAGGTTATAGCGCAATAGTGCTTTACCGATAACGATAAAAAGCCACTTACAACACACCCATTGACTTTCACCGTAAATAGGCTATAATAAATTTATAACAATTCACTTTCACGTTGCGAATCGCAACTAAATTTCCAAAAAATTTTTAAAAACAAAAAGAGTGTTTCGGACAGGAGAATGATATATGACCGGGAATGAGTATCAGAAATTAGCAATGCGGACAAATGATCGCAAAGCGACAGAAAGAATTTCGGATAAATTCGATTTGCTTAAATTTTGCAAAAAGAACAATATCGCATCTGCGTTGCAAGATTATGACCTTGGCGGCATCTTCAATTCTTGTTTGGGGTTATCTGGCGAGGTTGGAGAATTTAACGACATAATCAAAAAATGGATTTTCCATGAGAAACAGCTTAATATTGACCACGCAAAGAAAGAAGCAGGCGATATTTGCTGGTATCTTGCAATGCTTTGCGAATCCTTCGGCTGGAGCCTTGATGAAATCATGCAAATGAACGTAGACAAGCTTAAGGCGCGTTACCCAGAAGGCTTTGACATTGAAAGAGCAAACCACAGAGCGGAAGGTGATGTTTAATGGCAAGCTGCAGCAATGAGTTGATGAAAACCGAGTATTCCGAAACCTTTGATGAAAAGCGCAAAGGCTTGATTGAGCAGTCGTATTACAAATACGGACCGGCAAGAATGAACTTTTCCTCCGGAAATGTTGATGCAATCGAAAGTTTGAAAATGTGCCTTGCCAAGTTTGAAGAGACCGGAAACCTTGAATACCTGTGTGATGTTGCAAACTATGCCATGTTCCGGTTTATGTTTCCGCAGCAGGGCGAGTATTTCGAACATACGGACTCTGATTCATCTGCCGGGATCTTCGGTATGAGCGTAAATGAAATGGAACGATTCAAACAGGAACACGGCTTTGAGGATGAGGGATATTGATATGATTTTAAAGATAATCGCAACAGCGACAGATGTACTCGTAATACTTGGACTTATGGGAGGACAGGTAAAACAAAAAGACAATTCAAACGTAAGAGGGTATTTGCTTTCATACGCGATATTTGCAATGAATGTTATGACCATTTGGAAATGATGGGCTATCTCCAAGCGGTAATGCACAGGATTTTGATTCCTGCATTCCGGGTTCGAATCCCGGTAGCCTAATTGGTTACATGCTGACGTTTCATGTAGCCACGTATGTTTTTCATATGTACTTGAACCCTTGGTTGAGTGATTCAAGCATTTGGGTTCCTCCTTTCGCCACTAGGACGATTCTGTTAAGGACGGTGCGAGACCGTCCGGTGGTATTCTATCATGCGTCTATCCCACGGCGCATGATCGTGTAACGCATAGCACGTAAAACATATTGCTAACCGTCTCGTGGCGG